ATACACCAGTAACATTAGTAAGCTGTTTATGTTTACTAGCATTAAACAATGTAGAGCCAATCTTCTTAGGACTTCTACCTGACCAATCTCCTTGACTTCGCCCACTAGCAAAAGCATAACTAATATTCCTTAGATTAACATTCTTAGCGAATATGTTATCATCTATTTGTTGTGCTTGACTAGCAGTTGATTCAAATTGTACTGCTAAGAACAAACAAGATATATCCTGTAAGTTAATACAGTCAATTACAAATTCAACAGGCACAATAACATCAGCAGGAATTACACAGAAATAGAACATATAAGATATATTAGTTAATTTAGTTAATCCTGCGAACATTTCCTTAGAGAACATTTCACCAATATCTCCTGTGGAATTATTCCATTTATATGGAAGAATTAAAGGACAACGATAGAATGTCATTGATAAATTAGTAACATTACTAACCGGTTTAAATAAGTTAGTTGGAATACGACCACGAATACCATAATTAAAGTAATCGTATGTTGGGTATCCATTAGGTCTACCGCTACCATTAAATACACCATTAATAACCATGTTAGTTCCATTAGTACAATAATAGAATAAGTCAGGCGAACATAAGTAATTTAATACTTTTCTATTAGCATGAACAGAACTAGGTGGAGCAATTGAAGCAGCAGCATCTTTAAACACATCAGGTATAGTAGGAGAACAATTTATTGTTCCATTTGAAACAGCTGTATAAAGACTACTATTTAATATAATATCTTCAAGTCCACTAAGTCCATCGTAGGCATATTCATTCCAAGCATATTCATATTTATCATAGTCTTTATTTATGATTACTCTGTGAATATCTCTATTATAGTTAATCATTGTCTGTTCTTCATCAAGATATTCTCTAGGGTCATAATTAGGATTAAGAATATACTTAACTGGATTATACTTTTCATTAGGTACTATAATATCTCCATAATTACTTGAAGTAAGATTACCATAATTCATAGTATAAGCCTGTGCTTCCGTACTTTGGAATCTCTCTAAACAATAAGACATATTAACTATTGTCTTTCTAGGAAGAGTTCTCTGTTTATTATAAGTGATTTCAGTAGGCATTGGTGCTTGTTCATCAGGAATCCATTCTCCATGTTCATCAATACCGTAATTCTCATTTATATTATTAGTAGAAGCATCGGTTTCATTCCAGCCTTTCCAACTATAATTATTAGTAGCTTCCATATAGAATAGTCCATAAGGAACAGAACCTTTCTTAACGTAAGTATTCTCTGTTTCAGAGAAACATCTATAAGCATTAACTATCTTACAATTAGAGAAACCTTTACCGGTAAGACTATACTTACAATTCTTCATATCAAAGTATAAGTTTGCTATGTTAGTAAGATTGTAATTAGTCTTAAATGAATCAAGAGGAAGTTCAACAACAGTATTTGTAGGAAGAACAAGATTAGCAAAGAATCCCGGTATTTCAACAATAGCACTGCAACCAGTAAATACATCATAAGGAAATGTTTCTTCTCCTTCTTTAATAAATTGTTTAGTGAATCCTTGAAAACTTCCTAAAGTACTTTCATTAATAGCTTGTTGTCCAGTTATATATTTTAATGAGTTCTTCAATCTACTAAACATTGAGTTGTGGATTGGGAAAGTAACATTAGAACCTGAACCTAAACTAAATGAATTATAGATACCATATAAAGCTGTCGGAAATCTTACTTGTGTCTTATTCTTAACAGTACCACCAAATACATTATATAAAGAACCAGTAGAATCAACAAGTCCTTTAAATGAATCTTGGATATATTTAAGTTTAGTATTCTTATAGAATAAAGGACAATACTTTACTTCATCTTCTACATCTTCATCTGTTACTTGATTAAAATCTATATTAGAACCATTAAACATAGTGTTTAAATATTCTAAGTCAGGAAGATTAGCAAGAAGTGTTCCGCAATCAGCATTAACAAGATGGTCGTTGATAGTACTATCACTAGGACAATCATTAATATTATCTACGAACTTAACAGTTCCAGTACTAAAAATACTTAATCTTTTAAGTTTAGAAGGAACATTTCCTTTAAACTTAGCTAAGAAAGCAGGACTTGTATATCTAGTACCACCAAAATAAAATATAGAATCCATAGCTTGTAAACTAACAAGAGGGCTAAATAATCCATTATGTTCAGTAGAACCAAAATCATAAGTACTAGTTAATATTTTAAAGTCTTGTTCTTGTAATTCCCAAAATAGAGAGTTCATTGTAACTACTTTAGTACAATGATTAAACATATTTCTTCTAGGACTATCTAGTAAATCCCATTTAACATTCTTAGCACTAGCAAAACAACTATCAAGAGTAGTTACATCATCACATTTATATAAGAAATAATAAACATCATATATACTACAATTAGTAGCATTGAACATAGAAGTACAATTAGTAGTACCAATAGTAAAATTAGTTCCTAAATCAGTATTATTATCCCAAGCAGCCTTCCCTTCTTCTGTACTAGTATCTGAACCAAACCATTCTCCCATATAATCAGGAGTAATGCCTTCTACTTTTTCTTTAGGCTCATGAATATAGAAATTACCACATTGAGCAAATATAGAAGTACCATTAAGTTTAATATGTCCAAATACTCTTTTAAGATTAGAGCAACCAACAAAGAAACTACCACCTACATTGAAAGGAGTATTTCTATTATTATCAAACTTAAAGTAATGTACACCTTTAGCATTTTGAACCGATAAACTAGTAAGATTAAGTTTACTAATATCGAATATCTTATTTTCTTTATAGGTAGGAACAGCAGCATTACCATATTGGATTGCTGATACCTGACTATTAGAAATATTAAGTGTTCTAAGATTAGGTAAACTTGAAGCTACTTGAATATCATTAGGTGTATTAGTACTAGATATATTTAATTCTTTAATATTAGGAACACCTACTATATAAACAGTCAATGATTCATTAGTACATTGAGATACATTAATGATTTCAACATTATTACAATCGGATACATTAAATGTAGTTAAGTTAACGTTGTTAGTACAAATTATAGACTTTAAGTTAGGACACGAAGTAATTCTTATAGTATGTAAGTCTCCTAGATTACTAAGGTTTAATTCAGTAATCTTATCACAAGAATCAATAGTAACAGTTTTTAACCGTTTACAACCAGAGAAATCTAATCTATCCAAGAACGGTTGATTAACTAAACTAATACCTTCAACAGCTGAATTAGTAATATTCAGTAATGCAAGAGAAGCATTAGGCAAAGATATAGAAGTTACAATAGAACTAGATATATTCAAATCTTTCAACTTGGTATACTTTTCTATATTAACCGTAAACGTACCTTGTCCAGCATTACCGCTCCAAAACTTAGTATTACTTAAATCAATATGTCTAACATCAGAGAAATCTTCGTCATTAACGAATACTGTTTCAAATGGAATAGGAGAATCACTAAGAGTATCGACAGACGATAAATCTAGTTTAGAGAAACTAGGAAGTTTCATACTAGATATGAATCTTTGGAATCTCATTCCACCTAATCCTTCTATATCGTTAATTTGAGGAGTATTATTGATAGTAACTTGTGTATTGAAAGAACTAATAGGAGATAATCTAATTTCAGTAGGTTTGCCTTCTTCTAAGAAATATCTAGTATCAGTAGTATTACCAATGTTAACTACAAATATAGCCGGACAATTGGAAGTAACAACCAGCTTAGGATTAGTTGCTTCTGCACCGCCTGCCGAAAACGTTCCTTTATTATTATAAGGTTGAATATTTGCAGCATTACTGTATTTAAACACTCCGTCAAAGAACCAAACGCGTTTCTTTAACCAGTCACGAACATATTCAACACGAGTACCATGTAAGAACTCTATATTAGCATAAGACGCTTCACCACCAGCTTCACCAACGTAAGCTGTAAGATACTTAATATTATAGTCATAATTAAATAGAAGTTCACCACAATTTGCTGTTTGAGCTGCAAAGTAATTATCTACATAATTATTAATATCTTTGCATATATTATCGTTGTTTCTCCATAAATCCCAAAGTCCTTCAAGAGAATTATCATATACACCAGTATTAGCAAATACAGTATCTCTTAATACATCCCACATACGAGAACTATAAGTATCATATCCACCGTCAGCAGCATTCTTAGTAATAACTAATGAATTAACATCATTCTTATCATTGTTACTAAATTTATCCAACCAAGCAGTTTTAGCAACAGATTCAAGAGCAACATTATCAAGTCCATTAGCCGTATCCATATCATAAAATCTAATAAACCATTTCTTACTTCCATTAATATCATAACATACAATAGTCATATTCTTACCAAGAGAATCGACAAGTCCGTATTTTACACATACTAATAAATAAGAAAAAGCATTTCTTATTGAGAACTTAGTATCAAGTTCGGCAGCAAGAGTAGACCAACTAGATTGTGCAGGATATTCACCTTCGGTTTCTTCATATCCTCCTACCGATTCATTCCAAATATACTTCTTAACTGTCGAAGTAGTCATTTGAGCAAAGATACTAAATAGTTCTTGTAGTACTCTCCAAATATTATCATCAGTAACAGGAGCAGTTGGTTCTAACCAGTTACCACCGTTATATTTAAACTTACCTACATGCTTTATAATAGATAAGTCATCTTGCATAAACAAAGCTAACGGTAATGTCTTATCACCGTCTACAATTATATTTGCATTTTCACCGAACTCATAAGAATAAACCTTACGTTGGTCTATGTTTCCAAACATTTCATCTTGAGCATAAGTATGATAAGAAGTAACAAAAGCAGGTAACTTATTATCTACATATTCTCCGGCCGTGTTCTTTATCTTAGTAGTAAAGTCTTTCATAAACCGGAAACCCATATTATAATAAGCTCCACGACCTAAGTTAAAACTATATATACCAAGCATAGTTTGAGTTTCCTCACCATCAAACTGAATAAGAAGAATAATAGGAAAACCTTCAAGTGTCTGTTTAATAGTTACTTTATCTTTAACAGTTCTATCACGAGTATCTACTGGACGGTGAGCTTCTAACTCTTCCATAGGTGGAGTTTTCTCGAATAAGAAATCCGAGTTATCATTAATCCATTTACCAATAGAAGCATTATTAGCATGAGCACTATCCACAACGTCAGCTTTAAGAGTGAACTGTCTTTCGGGAAACCAAGTCTCTTTAGGTTGGAATAACTCATAATCAAGGTTATTTCCGTCATCAGCTTTTAGCATCTTATCAAATCTTATTTCTAAGTTCTTAATAAGATTGTTCATAGTAGATGTACCTTGTTTAGAAACAGCGACATCAGTAGTATATTCAGAACTTGATTTACCAGAAGTTGGACTAAAGTAACTCATAGTACAACCAGTATACCAGTTATTATTCTGTCCACCTATTTCCTCAAATACAGCACGAGTAAAACCAGTATTAGCACAATTAATCAACATAATATCTACTGGAAGTACTTTAGTAGTATCAGAAATAAGACTATTAAAGTTAACATTAGCATAAGTCTGATTAATATCATCCCAAAGTGTTGAGTTTGGTTCAGAATCAGAAGTAGAAAAGAAGTTTCTTAACTTCATTCTGTTGTATTCTGTAAAATCTACACTACCGTCAGCTAATAGAGTTGCTCTAGCTTTTGAGTTCATCGCATTGATAACAATCTGTTTATCATTTGCAGGAACACGGAATAACTTAATATCATAGAAGTTAACATCAGTAAAATTCTGAATTTGTCCAGCATTACTAATATCACAGCCTAGATATATCTTTGAACTAGTTCTCCAAGTAAAGTCATTCTTTATTTCACGAGCTGTATTAAGAATACCATTAATAAAGATAGCAACAACCATCTTTCCTGGATTCTTATTAACTATAAAATCAACAGTATTAATAACATCTTGTTGTATCTTACAACTCATAGTCTCTTTAATATTACCGTCAGTATAAGACCAAGTAATATCTTCAAGACCTATTTTAATACCTTCCGAGAATTGCTCATCTGTATTGTAATCCCCTATAAAGAAGACTGTTCTATTTGAGAAAGGATGTCTATCTGACTTGAATGTACATGATATACCGAAACCTTGTCTCGACCAGTTATTAAGAGTTGTTATATCATCTTTAAATGGTTGTACATCAATAACACCATAGGCTTCTCCTGATATACGTAACATAGATTGTCCGTTCTTTGTTAAGAAGCCTGAAAGAACACCATTAGTATTATATACATTTAGTTCAGTTGTAGCACCACTAGGTTCAATAGCACCAGGAACTGTGAATGAAGGTTCATTACTTGTCCAAACTTTAGTAGTAGATACTTGTGGAAAACTTTCTTGGCGAATATGCCAACTAGCATATCTACTGTTATTAGGATTTTGGTCAGCAATAAGTGCTTGAGAACTAGATACAACTTCACAAGCTAAAACAGTATCGGTAATAGGGTCGCCCTTTTCAGACCAACAACGAAGAGTTATATTCCAATTACCTAATACTTCTCCTTCAGTTGGAATAGCATAACTAAATACTTGTTGTTTGCCACGTTGAACATATTGGTTATCATTATAATTTCCTTCATCAAAGTAACCTATATCTTTAACAATACTATTATGTTCTATTCTAACAGCATAATAGATAAGACTTACTCCTGCAAGATACGGAGTGAACGCAAATGATATATTACCACTTTGAGAGAACTTAGTTCTTTCAACTCCTGAATCTACTTCTGCCTTACTAGTAATGCCTTCTACAAGTACTACTAGATTTACACCATCTTCAACTACTACACGATTAGTTACTTTATCTGATTGAACAGTCTGTCCATTCATTGAAGTAAACGCTTGTGCCTGTATAGTATAAGAACTACCAGCAATAATACTTCCTAAATCCCATAAGTTAACATTAACTTGTCTAGGAGCAGTAGAAGTAGTTTTACCTAATTCAATAGTTTTACTAGCACCATTAGTTACATTAGTAACTACAAGATTAACATCTGAACCAATAATCTTACTAGTAATACTATAAGTAAAAAAGTAATCAATACCAACAGTTGCAGTATTTCCTGATACAGAACTAGCGAGTTTAATACTTGCTTCTACTATATTTAATAAATATGATTCAGCAGAGAACCCGTCTGTATCACTAGCTGTAATTACAACAGAGTGATTACTATTAGAAGAGAATCTATCTAACTGCGGAATATTAAGAGTTCCAGGATTATTAGTCCAACCTTCTTTTCCTTCGATAATATTATTACCATCAAGAGTAACAGTAATAAAATATCTCTTATTATTCTTACTAGAAGTAATAAGATACTCTAACTTAATATTAGTAGTAACAGTAGAATAAAGATAATTAATATTACCTTCTTTTACTATATTACCATTAGTAAGAGTAACCTTATCACCAGTAGTTCCACCACCGCCACCGCTTCCGCCACCACCGTGTTCGGCAAGCCAAGCAATATATCCACCTTGCTTCTTTAGTTCTTGTTCATGACGAACAAGAACGTCATTAAGACTTTCGCCAGTTACTCCTTCTTCTGCTACTTCAGGGTTGATAAGACGAGGGTCTTCAACAATAATACCAGTAGCTTTTCCAGAAGAACTTATATCCCAATTACCAGTTTTAGGATTATACCTTTTAATATTATCTGCCATAATTAACCAATATTATAAGTTGGAAATTTCACATTAATTATATCATTACCATTATTAGTTTCTCCATTACCGCCAACAACTCCATAAGTTGGATTCAACCCTTGAAGATTAACATTGTACTTACCGGAGTTATTAAATATATTAGATAACTTCTTAACAGTAACTTGTAAATTAGGGTAATAATGTAAATCATCTACCTTACCTGGCTTTAAGAAATACTTAATATAGAAAGGATAACGTTGACCTGCATTAACTTTAGCCGTAACATCGTCTCTACTATTAATAGTAATACTAGCTGGAAAGAAATACCTTAACCACGGAATATTAGGACTAGGTAGTTCTTTATTACTAGTATGTTTATATCCCGTAGCTTGACACATTAAATATATAGGAGCTGTAATTTCCTCAACTAGTTGAAACGTACATAAATGTTTAAGCATATCAAAGTTCGCATTATTCTCCCAAGATTTAGGGAAAGATTGCCCTTGTAAAGCTCCTTCGGCTGTTTCGGTATATAATTCATCCGAATTAAAATCTTTCTTTAGAACGTCCGCAGTGACCTGTATGATAGGCTTCATAGAGCTGTTTTCGTTCTCTAAAATGGGATAGCTGCAACTGTACGTATGTTTGTGTCCACCAAGACATAAACGGTAATTATGCGTCTGTAAGAACTTTGAGAACCAATAGGCATTAGCTTTAGTGGTATTAAAGTTCAAACGACTACCACTACGTTCTACGCTAGTATCTTCTTTACCGTCCCAATAGAATGAATTAATAAGATTTTGAGTAATAATAGTAAAAGGCATTTCATGACAATAAGCTATCTTAGCTTTAGCATTAATAGCTTTTGCATCATCTCTTTCACACCATTGTCTTATTAAGTCATACATTACTCCGGTAGTAGAAAGTCCATAAACACTTCGTTCAGTATTAGAACTTATCTCACTATTAACACATAAGAAATGAGTGTGACCAACATCGAATGAGTATAATGATTCAACAAATATTTCCTTTCCTTCAACAGTAAATACAGGAGGATTTTCTTCATCCATTTCATAACAATAGAAGAAACGAATATTAGTAGCATTGATTTTAGAATCATCTCCACCGTCACCAAGAACATAGACATTAGCAGGAGTAAGGTCATTGTTACCAACAGTAACCATTTCTGCAATATCATATAAAGATGCTCTACCAGCTTCATAATCTAACCATTCATTAATACGATTACCATTCTGTGTCATATCACCAGTATTAATCATAAAGTAGCACACAGATATGTTACTAGTTTCATATCTATTAAAGTCCTTCTTTATTTGGTCGGCAGCTATTCTCCATACATTATATTCATCCCAATTAAAGCCTTGTTGGTCGGAAGTCTGAACAAAGTTAAGAACATCATTCACCATATTTTCACTCATAACTACAAACCTACGAATATCGCTCTTATAAGTTTCATCTCTACCTACATAATATTCGTAATAAATATTCTTATCCCTTGTATGAGTATCATATTGTTCTCCTAAATGAGTAAGTATTACTTTATGAGTAGTAAAAGGAGTACCATCAGTAGTTATTGCACGAATACGATTATAGTATTTACGAACACCAGTCTCATTTTTAAATGATTCTACTTTAGTCCAATTAGTATAACTACCATCACTTCGATATGCACGATACCATAAATACTCGTCATAATAACCTACTGATACCCAGTTGAAACATCTACTAGCATCATCATTAGGTTCGTTAGATTCGTTAAGAGTATAACAAGCCTTTCTACCTAAAGTCATAGTAACCTTATTAGGTTTAGTATGGTCTAGTAAAGTCTTATTAAAGAATATATTCTTATTCTCAAAACTAGCACGCGGAGTATAAGAATCTATTCTAGGTATTATGTTTTCTTCGAGATTAACAAAGTACATATCATTAGCGTTATTTCTAGCACTAAGAGCTTTAGTAGCTTGCTTAACATTGTCCATAGTATAGTACTTAGTAAATAAATACTTACTAGTAAGATAACCATAAGCAGTATTTTCAGCAGCATCAACTTTATCAGCATCACCAGCATTTAAGATTTGAAGTCCAACTAAATCAATATAACCTTTAGATACCCTTATGGGGGAAGTCGTGTTATTATAAGGATTCGCAACAGAACTAGGTGATGTTCCCCAAGTTAAAAAGAACTTAGCTTTCTTATTATCAAACTTAATAAGATTACCATCACTAGCATACCATTCCATATCATAAGTCTCAACTTTAATACGAGTAGTATTAACATTCATTACTGAACATTGAGCACCTCTAATTAAGAATGTCGAACCTGCTTTGATATTCCCCCATAAAGGGAGTACTTCCCAATTTCCACCTTCTGTACCATACTGTAATGATAGTCCATTAAGAGACACATCTTTACCTGTAAGATTACTAAGTTCAACGAAGTTATGAGAGCATGGATTATAACTATATTCGTCACTAGTAATACCGCCACAATATAATGAGTTAATATATAACTTTTGTAGATATAATGTAGTTACATAAACCCAACCAGTATTAGGGTCTTCTTGTCCACCAGTAGGTTCGGCTTGAGCTGTATCTAGTTCTTTCTTATATACTACTAATTGTCCATTGTTATTTACCTTAACTCGATATATTTGTCCATTCGGTGCAACAAATCCAATAGTATCTAATTTGTCTAAAGCATCATAATCTATACTACCTCCACCTCCTGAACTACTACCAGTAAGATTAACAGGTTCTCCATTAATCTTGGTATATAGACGTTTTACATCGGTAGCAATAAGAAGTTCATAATCTACGAAGTTATTAAAATTATCTTGAATTTCTTTAAGTGTTCCATAATGACCACGAACAGCTTTAGTATTAGGTTCATATTGGTCTGTTTCAGGTTCGAGATTTTCACCAACAGCTGCAACACGAATAGCTAACTGTCCAGTATTTGGGTCAATAGGTTCGTATTCCTTTAGAATCGACTTTGTAAATGTATTACTAACATGACCGGGATTTATAATTAAGTCTCTCTGATGTACAATAGTATCAAGGTAGTTTTGTATAACTTGAATAGCTTGAATTATTGGAGCTAATTTCTCATCCTCTTCAAGAGCTGTTCCAAGACCAGAAGTATCTACCCAAAGAGAATTAATATTAGCTGGCGGAGTATCTTGAATATAAACTGTTTGTACAGGTGTGTCTCCACCACTAGCTTGTTTAATAACTAAATGTTCGTTATCAATACCACCATTAAACCAATATTCATTAATACTATTATTCTGTTTAACGCCAATAGTAAGTCCAATACTACGTAATTCAGGAGTAAGAGTTTCAAGAGCTTCTTTAATACTACTATAAGGTCCGTACTTAGCATCAATATCAGGTAGAGGATTATAGTTATCATCTACGCTGTTATTAATAATAGGTTGACCTATACTTATTCCTTTTCTCATATTACTTGTTTTTACAGGTTATACGAATAGCATCATCAAATACAGAAGGAGAATATAAGAAGAATACTTTATAATGTATATCATCAACAGTACCACCAGGATTATTAGTCTTATAAGCACCGTCTGAACCGTCCCAAAGAGTAGTAACAAGAGTAGTACCATATTCAGCTTTAATAAGCGTCATAAGTGTATCAGGTATAAGAAGATAATGAATCTTCTTTTCTTGATGAATAGTAAATGTATTATTCTTATCTCCTGTAATAGTTCTAGGAGTATTACCTTCTAATGCCATAATATCACTAACAGACATATTTTGAAATGTCTGCGGTGCAATATCTGTATGTCCGTAATACATAACGTTCATTTTAGGAACAGACTTACATTCTACAATAAAGTCATTAGAATAATATGTTTCACCGTCTTCTCCTTCTACACTAGCTCTAAATATATAAACTTGTCCTACTTGAGCGTTAAGCGTTAGTTCATTAAACTTAGCCGGACTATCAATAGATAATCCCGAAGCTATAATATTCTCTCTTTCGTTAATAACTTGATATATAGTAAGAGTATCTTTAACTACATATTCTTTATTAGCGATAACAAACGTAGCTTCATTATATTTTATCTGTTGAGCACCAGTAATTGACATAGGAATATTAAGTTCAAATGTCATAAATACAGGCTTCTCATCAGTAGTATATTCATCACAACCGAATTGTAGAGAACTATTAATGTAATTAATAAGTAAATCTGCTTGTTTCCAATACCCTAGAGTATAAGCTGCACAAGCAGATTGAAACATATTCCAACAGTTAATTACTTGACGATTGATACCTTTACAAGTAGAAGTACAATCTTTAATCATATCTACTCCTAAGTCACTTAACTTAATAAGTAGTTTTTTATAAACACAATTATACTTACTTGGAACATCAAGATAAGTATACATTCCATTTTCGTTCTTTCTCATTGCATTATTATTAATTCGTTATACATTGCAATTAGATTTTGTTGTTGTTCTTCACTAAGTTTAGATTCTACATTAGACATATTACTAAGAACAATCATAGCATTATATCTACATATATCTTCGTCAGTAAGAATGAATCCAATGTCGGAGAGGTGTACAACTTGTACACCTCTATCAACCAATTTGCTTTTTACATTATCGAAGTTTATGTCCATTACTTTAATGTATTATTTGTTATATAAGTTATATAAGACTGAAACTTCAAGTTTATTTTATTATTAAAACTAGATATTTTATCTTCTTTACTAAGATTGTCATTAAACACTATCTCTATTATAGACTTCTCCACTGACGGCATCCAATCTTTTTTCATATTATCGCTAGCTTTTACTCCATTAATCTTATATAAAGCTAAGCTAGAGAATACACTGTAAAACTCTGCATTAACTATATTATGGATATTAGCAAGTATATTATCTTTATTAGTATGGATGTGGTTATTAATAACAGTATTAGTAACGAACATTGTCAATCTCATTGCCGAAGCGAGCATAGAATCTTCTATTGCAGTCTTACATTTGTCCTTATCTTTATCTATGATATTCTTTGTAATATCAGTAATAAACGTTGAGACTTGTAGTAATGACTTAGATACTTCATCAAGAGTATTGCTAATAGAACTAACAAACTTTTCGCTTTCAGTCTTTTTCTTATTATCCAACCACTTATATAGTAGTAAGAAAATAGAAATAGTTATCAAGGAACTCAAGCCTTGATTAAGAGCAGATTCGATAATTTCCTTCATCCCTATTTATGATTAAAGGGATTACTACTAATTTTAACATTAATAGCAACCCCTTTATTAAACTATTACGAGTTATATTTACAATATCTTCTTTAAGCTCCTGCTGCTGCCGGAGTATTAACAGATGCAAATATTGTTTCAAGAGTAGCTATTTGAGCAGCTCCTGTCGGAATAGCAAGATGAATAATAGTCTTAACATTTTCGGTACTACCACTACGAAGGTCACGATGTGGATAGAAAGTTAGTGTAAACACTGTCCAACCACCAGCATTAGAGAACTCCGGCAAAGTATATAACTTACGAGCATCATTGCTAGTAGAATTAATACCTTCACCACCAATACAACGAATCTGTAATTCTTTAAGAGCAGCATCATCATTAATTGGTTTCACAGCTTTTGTAGTAGTTACTTCTGCTCCAAATAATGAATCTCCTGCAATCAGATTCCATGCTTCATAATCAGTACCAGTTACGGTAATTTTAGCAGCAGCAACACTAGCAGTAAATCCTTCATTCTTACCAAGAGAATTAAGTTGAGTACTTAACTTCTTAGCAATAATAGCAGCAGTATCACCTTCACGAGCACGCTCACTAGCCGACCACTTATAACGTTCATTAAGAACAGTATGAGCTTTAGCCATAGTTAACGTATAATCCTTTCCTTCTACGGGGGTAGGAACAGTAATTTCCGCACTAAATTTAGTTCCGGCAGCATAGACACTCTTAACATAAGAGAAACGTCTAGTATCAATATCAGATACAATATTGGTATACTTGCTCTTATTAGCAAATGCTCCACCACCAACAAACAAGGTAAACATCGGAATGTTCTTAGTAAGAGCTTTCGAGATGATTGCACCTTCATTGTCGTAAAGAGCAACAGCACCCTCTGTAATACCTGCTGCATTAACAGCAGCTAGAGTAGCGGGAGTGGTAGCTAATGCAACATTACCTGCAAACAACAGTCTTTCCATTTTATTCTAATTTAGATAATTCGTTTGAAACTTTCTCATAACTATTATTATTAGAGATAGCATTAAAGGTATTAACAGCTCTCTTAATAACTTCGTGCATAGCAACATCTGATAGTTCATTCGTAGTATCGGTTGCAATACTAATTAGAGTAGGATACTTAATATAATTAACTAAGAACTTCTCTATCTCGAATGTTGCTATTACTTCAATATTAGATTCAGTCTTATAACATATAGGACTTATAACAATAGACTTTGAATGATAATCGTTCATCGTCTCACTCACTAAGTCTAAGTCTATCAATCTACAACGATAAGACTTATCCCCCTTAAAGGAGTAGACAGATGTATAGAACATGGGTGTTGGATAGTCGTTTAACTCTATCTTATAACCAGTACCAAACATTATATCTCCTTGTTCAGCTTCAATCTTAATACTAGTATGAAGAGGACTAAGTTCTGTTAATCTTATAACGTTATCAGAGATACCATCGAGTTCACGATTACCTTTACGAGAGAAAACATCTTTCACATATTCGATAGTCTCTAAATTGATTATTTCGTCTACCTGTTCGGGAAGTATTGCTCGCACAGTTTTCATGCCCATTTGTTGAGCTAGAAGCATGAACTCGTTATGTATCTCTGCTACTTTCATAATAAATAGTTATTATAATTTTAGTTTAGTTTCAAGTGCTCTTTTATAATCAGCATTTTCGGGGTTACTGAAATAAGCCAATGCTTCTTTCATGTTAGCTCCGATAAATCCACCTTCGGGAGTAAGAACAGTTTGATTAACATCAGAACGAACTAGCTCACCTTTGGCGATAGCTTCTTCAATGAACGCTTGAAGCTCAATTTGTGAATTGTTAAACAGCTTGTTGAATTTCTCCGGCTCTTTAATTGCAAAGTCGTCAAGCATCTTTTCTTGAATAGTTCTATCAAGTAACAAGTTAGATAATACATCTTGTTTGTTACTAGCAGAGTAACATACGAAAATAGCTTTGAACTTAGCATCATTATCAATAGCGTCAAGATAATTACGTCTTGCCTTGTTAGCTTGAATACGAGTACGTTTAAGACGATTACTTTCTCGTTGTTCATCTTTAATATAGAATTTAACACGAGGGTCGAAGCTAATAATAGCTACGTCTTTAGCTACAATCGGATAAAGTAAACAATGACGATATGCTAGATAATCATCTACTTTAATAGGATGTCCGTATTGATAACGAGTTGCTTCAAGAGCATTAATCTTAGTTACATATTTAGCAATAGCATCTTTCAACTGTTTAGGATTAGACTTTTCAGCATTATCATATTCTTCGATAATCTCTGTTTCATCTATCTTATAGTTCAGATAATCTCTTTTCTTATTCCATTGGAAAGAACAATTAAGTTTCTTTCCTTCACCATCAACAGGAATAGATATGCTATTGAACCAACGTTGAACACGAGTAATATATTCCTGTGAATTAACAGAGCAACCAACAAGAGAAGGCATGTACGCTTCCATTTCTTTATAGTTGCTAGTTAAGATTCTAGCTGAATTAATACTACCACCAATGCTATCGTGACGGTCAACGATATATCTAGCATTAACTTGACGATAAACAGAATTAATAGTAATATCGGTAGCAAGAGCTATTGTAATATATCTTTCTTCTAAGAAGTCTCTATCTAAACCATCTTCTTTTTTAAGAAGTTGTTCATAGGTTTCTCTAGGAGTTTCCGGAGCTTTAGCCTGTGTAGTAGCACTAGGGCTATTAGTTGGATTATTTAGACTACTGCCGAATGTTCCGGCTTTTGGTGCTTGTCCTTCCATTATAATTTCAATTTTAATTGTTTAACTTATAGTACGCACTCCAACATGAACATCTTCTCTTGTCTATCTACTTGCAGACCACGAGACATTTTAACTTCATATTGAGACTTATCAATATCCGTAGATATAGAATTGCTAGGAACAGAACCCCAAGACGGTGGAATAGGAGTAAGACCTTTCAATACACCAACAAGGTAAGACTGACCTTTCATACGTACCATACGAACATTACGATTTCCGTTATATACAGAGTTGTCAATGAACATCAGTTTGTGAGATGTCATAGGCAAACCAGTACGAGGATGAATAAGTCCATTAGCTTTTGCTGTTTCAGCAATAGGAGATTTATCCAAGAAAGGAAGATGAATACAAGTAACAGTATGTCCGTCAATAGTCTTATATTTACGGAAGTATTTACCATAAGTAAGACCACCGCCTTCTTCACCAATCATTTTCTCTCCAAGTGGAGTAATAAATCCTTCGGACTTAACATCTTCACGGATAGCCATGTCGAAATCTTCGATACCGCCTTTACCTGCATACAGAGTAATCTCCATAGAACCAGTATCGGTATCTTTATCAACTACGTCACCAATAGTTCTTTTTAGCTTGCTAAGAGGCAAGTATTCACCATAAGTATCGTAGTTAGATTCTTCGAGGATTTCAAACATACCAGCAGTTTCAGGAATTGGTTGGTCGTTATCCCAATCCTTCATATCAATAGTACCATTAACAGTACGATTGTAACGAGATGTCCACAAGTCAATCTCATTAGAGATACGCATCTGAACATCGAACTGACGCATTTCTTCGTTAATCCAACGAGTGTCAGTACCACCATCTTTAGTCTTGAAAGCATAGCTAACAATAACATTACTAATGTTACCTGCAATTTCCTTGCTATAACGCTTGAATCCTAGCTGGGATTTCATAACACCAGGTCCCATTACATTAGTCTTGTTACCCTTAGAATAAGATTCAGGAATAGACGGAGCTAACATACACCAATACTTACCTTTTTCAAGATTAGCAAGGTCAACATAAGCACTTTTATCAGGATTCTTTAGCTGCAAAGAATACAGATGTCCACCATGACTACCAGCACCATGGTCTCGCATTACACGAACAGCAGTCTTACCATCAGGAGCAAGTAAACCGTACTGTTCGATAATAAGACCAGTAGCAAACTCAACCTTAATAGGTTTACCACCAATACCAGGAGTAGTATCACCAGTGTCAGACCAAACAATATAATCATTGAATCTCTGACGACCCATTGTCTTCCAAGTCCACTCAACAGTAGTAATATCACGAACACCAGCAGCACCTTGTCCTTCTGTAAGGAAAGTTAGCGGGAATCGGTCATCTTCCATACCATAAGTGTAAGTCAGGAAGTTGTTAATCTCTTCCGGTTTTTGAATCATTAAGGCAGCAAGAGATTGCTCATTAGAGTAACCTCTATCATCATATCTACCTCTTTCGACTTCTCTTAATCTGTACATATTTGTTTTAATTTAGTTAGTTCAAGACTAGTTGGTCATTATCAACTGTCTTAGAATTATTACCTTTACTATTGATAATAACAGTCCTTTTACCAGTAGTTTGTGCTGCGGTAGTTCTAATAGATAGAACTTTCTGCTTATTAACAGCCATACCGACAAGACTAGCATAATCGCCACCAGTAAACCTAAGAAATGCTTTAAGTAAATCATCCTGCATACGAGCATTAGAATCAACTTTAGCTTCGTCTAACATATAGGCTGTATTACCTTCATTGTCAACAGGAGTAGACACATACTTCAAGAAGTCTTTGCGACTAAGCATTACTTTCTTTCCGTCTTTGTTACACTGAATCTGTTCAGGAATACTATAACCTAATAGTTCGCCTTTACTAATAGTCTTTTCTACATTATCCCAATATGCTTTCTCTTCGGCAGCAGCAGCAGCTTCTTTAGCTTCTACTTGTGCTTTCTGTTCAGCAAGTCGAGATTCATAAATGCTATCAACAGCTTCTTTAGATTCAACAGCAGTATCATAAAGAATACCGGCGTTCTTACAATAGTCAATGAATTTATTTACATCTCCTTTTTTACCACTAAGTTTCCATTCTTCACGAATGAAAGTAGCTTGTTGTTCTTCGTTATCTTTACTAACAGTAATCTGACTTCTATCAGGAATTTCTACGAAGTCGTCAAGAGTACCGTTAAGTTTAAGATGATTAATAACTTGTTCTACTTGCGGATAAGTTTCAAACAGATTATTAAGAGCAGCAGTTTGAGCTTCTGCAATTCTATTCTGAATTACTGTATCAACATAAGCAGCAATACCTTCTGTATTATTATCGAATACAATAGGATTACCATTCTCATCTTTAAAGTCAGAACCGAAACGAGTTTGTAATTGTTCAAGAACACTTGGTTCAGAACCATTTTGAGATATAAGTTCAGCAAGTTCAGCAGCAGTACGAAATACAGTTCCATCGGCAGCAAGAGCATTACCGTTAGCATCAATAGTATAATCTACACCATCAACATTTATAGTATCACCTTCTGATAATACCACTTCTTCCCCCGTAGAGGAGTTTCCTTGCTGTCCTTCTCCTTGTCCCTGTTGTCCCTGTTGGTTTTCACCTCCATTATCAACAGTACCAGTATTAGCACCTTCGCCTTGTCCTTGTTGTCCTTCTTGTCCAGCACCTTGTTGTCCCTGTCCGGCAGGATTGCCGTTAGCACCAGAGCCAGTACCTTGACCTCCAGTATTAGCAGTATCGCCATTATCAATACTACCAGTACTTAAATCTAAATCATTATTACTACTAAAAGTTCCCATAATAAATATGTTTTGATTATTACTTTCACTCAAATGTAATCTAATAATATGAGAAAGCAAACTCTTACTAGTCTGAATACTCTTATTATTAGGTTTAGAATTGCTCGTATTCGTATTTAAGTATTACTAGAGTTAATCTTATCAGCAGAAACTTTGCGTTCGATACAGGGCAAAAGAATGAGCCATTTTAAGACCCGTCACGGCATTTTAATGCTTTCCTTTACAGTTCATCCATTCGATAGGGTAAATGCAACAGAGGCAAAGGAAATGCTATCTACGTCGATTCTATGGGTACGAAAAACCCTACGGAAAGTTCCGTAGGGCACGTCTGAATCATAGAGAATGGTATATAGCTAATTATAACTTAGTATTCACTTCTTAGTAGAACTAGATTTAGACTTAGGACTATCATATCTATTCTTATTCTCTTTAGCTATCTTTAGTTCATTATCTCTATCTAACGCAGAGTTAATCATATCTAAATCCTTAGCTCGTTTCTTTTCATTTAGTTCAGCTTGTTTCAATGATAGTTCGGCAGAATTATCTTGTGGAGCAGCTTGTGCAGGTTGATTAGCTAAAGCAGCCATAGCAGCTTCGGTGTCCATTCCTTTAGCAAGTAAATCATAATAACCTTTGATTTCTGCTAGTCTAGCGTCTTGTTCTCCTTTAGCAGCTATCTGTTCAAGAACAGCTTTATTCTTAGCTTCTTCTAATTGTTGGTCTAATTGTCTAAGTGATTCTTCATTCTTCTGACGAATCTCTTGATAACGATTAATAGCTAGTTTAAGACTAGATATATTACCGGAAGTAATAGCAGCAACAGCAGACATCAAATCTCCATTTTGACTAGCATTGAAAGCCCACTCTTTAAGTTGTTCAAACTTCTCTGTTTCTCTATCAGAGTTTTTAGCTTTGATTACATATTGTCCGAGAGTATGATTATTTACATTAAGAGAGACATATTGCTTTCTATCTGACTTATCATAGTAAGAAGTATCTAATCCGTCTATCCAAGCTAATTTGGAATTATTTAAATCTATTAGATATTCGTCCTCACGGAACTTATCGAACATATAGTTAATAATAACTGTACCCATTGAACCACGAATAATAGCTTCTTCTGTTGTACCTTTACCAGCGCTAGTTGCTATCTGTCCATAACGCTGTGGTGTCATATCTACCATTTCACGAGCACTAGCTTTAATAGATTCAATAAGATTAGATATTTCAGTAATATAACCAGATATATTAGCGTCAAGCATTTTAATAGATTGTGCTTTAGTACTATTAATATCTTCTGCATCATCATACGGGAATATACCTTCTGCCGCTATATTATAGATAGCTTCTTCTGCATCTTCTCCAAATAAAGATTTAGCTGCGACAAGAATAAACATCTTGTTCTTAGCTATCATCATCTCTCTATGATAAGAGAAGATATTGATTAATATTTGGAATGGAGTAAGTATTTCTACAATAGAGAATCTTCCCATTTGAGGAAGTACTTCTTGAAGTCCACAATACTGCAATCTAACATCATCATCTAATTGGAAAGGAATAGGTTTAGCACCACCTGGATATATACCAAAACGTTGACCTCCTATACGATAACCTTCGTAAACTTGTGGTTTATATACAGAAGTTATCTCAATATGTCCAAGTTCAGGATTAAATTCAAAATCATCAGGAACAATCATTTCATCAACTAATCCTACTTCATTAACATATTTCAATATCTTAACTTGTGTATAACCTCTCCAATTAACATGCCATACTTCTAGGAGTTCTCCGTTCTTTAATCTTAAATCATAACCATCAGAAGGAAATATCTCTCTATTATCATTCTCATAGCTCTTACACTTTTCAGGAAAATAATAACTATAAGCATTGAGACTAAGTGTACGAGTAGCACCGACTGTACTAGGATTATAATATTTAGTTATAAACTCTAGTTCTTCATCTGATAGTTCATCGGAGAACTGGTCTATTACTTGATTATAACTCATCAACATTCTACGAGCTACAATATCATACTTAGATACCATTTGTTCTCCATTAGGAACAGGAAACATATCAGTAGTTGGAACCCACTCTTTAACTAGCTTTTTACCACGAACAGTATGGAAACTATAAACTTCCCCTGTAACGATATAGTTAAAGTACTCAACTGGAATTATTGTCTCGTTATTAAGAACATCATCAATAACTTCTAATAGTTGTTGAGCTTGTTCACTTATTTCATCTATATAATTATCAATAAAGTTCTTTTCAAACTCTTCTGCATCAGCTGCTAATTGTTCAGGGTCAACCTCTTGTATTGGTTGTCCTTGAGCTTCTAGTTGAGCATTTTCAGCTTGTTGTTGCTGTATTCTCCTTTGAAGTTCTTGTTGAAATGCTAACATAGCTCGCTTAACTATATCTTCTCGAATAGCAGCATCACGAGCCATAATGATTTCAGGATTATTAGCACCAACAATAAATTCATGTTGAGATTTAACGTATTCTGATAAATAACGACGAACTACATCATTAATAATATCAAGATTTCTTAGAGTAGCAGGAAATCTTTTAAAGTTCTCCTTAGTAGCATTATAAGGATTAAGTGTTTTACGATAGAACTCGTCAGGCATTTCTCCATGAAGTATTTCAAGAAGTTGTTCCGTCTTAGTTCTATCATTACACGCTAGTCCGGCAGCAATACAATAATCTATTGTTCTACCAGCCCAGTATTCATCCTTTTCAGAATTAGGGACACGCTGTTTAGGCATGTCCCCAAGTCGAGCATTTAGCTTAGCATCAATCATAACAATTCGCTTAGTTTAATAAGTATATTAATGTACCAATTAATAGCACCCGTACTTATTACTATAACTAGCATTAATACGAATCCTATCATTCCGCCAAGCAATGTAGCTAAAATATCCAAGAAATCAAACTTACCGCCATACATTTTATCTTTAAATTCCATGCCTACGGCTAAGCCTACTACTAACATTATTCCTAGTAATCCACATGGGATTGCATAGAGGAAATGTTTTAACCTGTTGCTTTCTGTTAACCAACTCATAATTAATAACGTTTACGATTCCAAAAGTTTTCTTTCTCTGTTTGCACTCTCTGTCTATGTTCAAGCTGCTTTTTAGCAAACTTATCATTAGCAGCCCATTCAATACCACGAACAATCATTTCAGATACACGGTCAAAGTTACCAGTATTAGACCATTTCTTTAACTCTAGTATAGACTGATAATCATATATAGTATGAAGAACAAGCATATCACGACCATCCTCGAACTTCCCTATGGGGGAATACAACATTTCCTTTAACATCCGAAGACCATCGAGTTTAACTGTTTCACTACTAATATCATAACCAATAGTATTAATCTTCTTAGTATTAATATTAGTATCCCATAAATGAACTGGGTGATAACCTAAGTATCTAATAGCTTTCCACTTCTTAAAATTACTAACTGTTTCACCACGGTTAATCTCGACATTAGTTGTACCAAGACAATTATAAGTAACTGCAAAATAATAACAGATTCTATCTGCTTTCTCTAGTTCATCAGGACGACCATAATACACAGCACATAATCTAGGACGATAACCATTATATATACAAGGATTCATCCAAACTTTAATACTATTATGTGAATGTTTATTAGTAAGTTCTTTCTTATCCTTATCAATACCAACAGGGTCATAACTAATACTATATATTCCCGGAGGAGTACCTTTAGTTAGCTGACCTGTCTTTTTATCTATGTATTCTACTTTAATTGGATTAAACCATTTACGAATACAACCTTCGGGGTCTTCGTTAGAGTGACGAGGAACATTCTTAATATAATCAAAGTAATCCTTCTTAAATACACCACCAGTAGCAGCAATACGTTCATTAGGAATAAACTCGAAGTTATCCGAATCATATTCTACAAACTTACCATCTATATAGAAGTTATATTTATTAGACATCTTTAGTTCTTGCTCCCATTCATCTAATATCTCACTACTAAATATATTCTCACTTACAGAACTAAATGATTCACTAGGCATATTAGCATACTGCCCACAATAACTAATAAACTTAGCGAATGATTTACTCTTAGCTTTTTCAGCAGCACGTTCTTCTTCTGCTATTTGAAAACCAAGAGCTATATCAGAATTACCATCATCATCAAGAGAAGTAAGAGTAGCGATTTGATTATCATCGCCAATCTTATAACCTTCAAGTCCCCAACAATAAGGTTTAAAGTAACCACATACTTCTGGTCTACTATCTTTATCCCATACATTTTCAAATGCCATAAAGTTTCTACCTCTAGGGTCATAGAAGTTTTGCTCAAATGTTACCCAACCTGCATTAGCTTTACCAGCAGTACCCCAAGCATTAAGAAAACCAGTAGTAACAGAACCAGTCTTTAGAGTAGGTTCAGTTACATCCATGAAATCATCGAAGTTCTCAAACTCTGACATCTCCTCACACTTGATTTCTCCGGCATCTTTACCAACAGCAGCAGAAGGATTGTTCTTAGTAGATACAGATATACAAGCACTATTCCAACTATTATCGTCAATAATAGCTGTACTAGGGTCTTTATAACCTAATATAAAATCACTAGCATCAATCTTAGCTATACCTCTAGCAAAAGGAGTATTAGATTCATAGAAGATAATTTGCTTCTTCATAAAGTCGGATAAACCTCCTGATTGAACTAAGAACTTATTATCACTAGCTGCATGAATAACAGCACGATTAGGAGTAAGATTAATAAAGTTAGCAGAACCAATAGCTTCCATATAACTAAATCCACCACGTCTTGTCTTATCATTGATAAGAAACATACCATTTTCTCGACAGAACTGTTTGATTAAGAAGTACCACCACTGACAATCAATGAATCTAGGGAATCCTCTTATCTTACGACCAGTAACTTTACCTTCTTCTACTCGAAGTGTTTTAGTATCTAGTTTAAGAATACGTCCATAATTAATAAAATTATAATGTTCACCAGTAATATAGACATCTTCTATCTCACCAGTTCTAGTATCCATAAGACATGGAGCTTTAAAACCAACAAGTCTACGTAGAGTTTCCTGTTTACGAAAGTTTATATGAGGCATACTATCTACTGCAAACTTAGTATAAACTCCTTCTTTTTCATAAGTAATAGCAGCAGGACGTAGAAGGTCTGTATTAACAAAACGCTTATGTGGGTCAATATTCATTAAGAATCCTCCGCTTTCTCCTATTAAGAAATGGTCGAATGGGTCTTTATATCCACAGTCTCTTGCGTGCTTATATTTCTTTCCTTTATCTTCTTCATAGTAATACATGAAGAATGGATATTCCTCTAGCTTCATGGATTTACAAATTTATAACGATTCTTATATAGCGAATCTGTTTTAACTGCTAATCTTATATTTAAATCAAAACAACCAGTATTTCTATATGCGTCGTTATAAGATTTAAATGTAGTCTCTTTATTAGTAATAGTATCTATCATCTTAACAGGAATAGATAATTTCTCAATAGCTCTTTCAGTTCTAGTTCCATAATTTAAATTATATTCATGAGTACACCATTCAAGATTATCAATAGAATTATTAGTTCTACATTCATCTTTATGATTAATACAAGGATAATTATTAGGATTAGGAATAAATGCTTCTGCTATCAATCTATGAACAAACTTTTGAGAACTAATTCCATTCTTAGTCAACATTACTTTATAATACCCATTAACTAATGTTTTAGACATAAATATATCCTTCTTATATCTAATTCTATTATCAGATATAGATATTATATCACCATTTCTATTTATCTTATAAAGTCCTTCATAACCTTTAATATCTATGAAATCTTTATAATCATTTTCACTACCAAAAGTAAGAGATAATAAAGTATTTATTCTCATAGATTTATATTTTCCATTAACTCTTAAATCTACTATTTTATCTCCACTATTTTTTATCTTATAAGTTCGCATAATTCTAGGATTTTTAAACTTATAAGACATAACTATACCTTCTTTATTTATTTTATATCCTTCAAAATTAGGAATATCTACAAATTCTTTTTCCATAATTAGTTATTTTAATAGTATAGCAACAAGAATAGCTAGCACACTTGTACTAGCTATGAATCCATTACGTTGCTTCTTATACCTTTTAGACTTATTATATTCCTTATTAAGATTAACAATAGCTTGATTACCTACTATTGTTATCCTCTTTATTTCTTCACGTTGCTTAGATATAATAGAATCCTGCAAGTAGCTATCTCTAATTTTTAGTTCGTATAACTTCTTGTAGGATTCATATTGACTTTTATACTCTTCTGAAAGTATTAACTTTGCATTGGCTATTCTTAATACTTCTTTATCTAGGCGTCGCTTCGCTCCGCCATCCCCCGTAAAGAGATATGATTGCCGTAAGCTATCTACCTTCGTCTCCAACCTTTGGATTCTCAACTCCGATTGGTTTTGACACAAGATATATGAAGCGTTCGAGAATAGCAATACTATCAGTATCACTAATTGCTTTATCAAATTCTTTCTCATACTGATTAGTATTATTAAGAGTATTGAGAATAGAATCTATTACTAGTTGTAAACTATCTCTTTTTGTTTTTATTTCCTGATATATAGTATCAGGAACGATAAGCGGGACTTCTACATTTTCCTTATTAAAAACAAAATTGTTTAATACTCCAATTATAACAAACGGGATTACTACTATTAATAGTCCTATTCCAATACTCTTTAGTTTCATATTATTAAGTCTTTTTCTTCTAACAACGTATAAGTAAATACATCGCCCCACAAAGGAATTGCTAAGTTAACTATATTCATAAGTTCTCTAAAATCCATACTTCTAGCTAGAACTTGACAACCAGCAGACCAACCATCAACAACAATACTCGATTCACCTGCTTTATGAATATTAATACCAAACATTCCTTCTTCTATTGTTGATTCATCACAATCAAGATAAAAGTCTTTATTAGTATCACGGAATACTTTGACAGGTTTATGTTGAACAAGAGCAAGATACTGTCCCTTATGATAACCTTTCTTAAAACAACCACGATACTGACCAGGAACTAGAATTGCACAACCTTTAATATTAACAGGATTAGTAAGACTTTTATAACCAGGGTCAGTAGTACAAGGATATATAGGAGTATATCTCTTACCATTAGCTGTCCAATAATCAATTATAAAAACATCATTGAACTCATTACCATGTTCTTTGGAACGAACACCAATAAGATTAAGATTATACTTACCTTTATCAAAGTAAGAATAACCTTTATTTTCTAGTGTCTTTCTCCAATCAACAGTACGACATCTATCTATTAATAAGTTATTATATTTAGCCATGATATTACATTTATATTATACAAATAAATTCATTTGTTGTTTCTGACTTCCATTAACAGTTTGATAACGGATATTAAGCATAGTATCTATTTCAGGTTCTAATCTAGGAATCTTATACCATTTAGCTGTTTCACTTTTACTTTCATCAATATGAAAACCGTCTTTAAATCTTTGAGGTCTACCATATTGGTTAAGAACAAATGGAACTTCAATATGACAAAGAGCTAAACCACGACAAGGCAAACCAGTAATAAGATGAACCATTTTAGCATATAGATTTAACTGCAAAGCATAAGTAGTACCATTACAATTAGGTAGACCACCAAATGGTGGAAGTAGAACATCTTCGGGCTTATGAACCCATTCATCTGTTTCTTGTACTGGACGAACAGTTTTATCTTTCTTATAGTATCCTGCTTGAAATCTAAGACCTGTACGATTAGTTTTCCAATCAAGAATAACAAAACCATCTTCACGAATAGGAAGTATATCAATAGTTCCACTAAGAAGATACTTAGGAAGAAATGCTCCTATCTCTGAATATATCTTATAATCTCGTTCAGTATAGAACTTAAATACTTTATATATTTCAGGATATTTATTTTCAGTATGTTCAATAAAAGCATCGACATCGAGAAGTCTTACATGACTATCAACAACATCTAAATCAGCAACAGTAACCATTTGTTTACTTTCTTGTTTATTCAGATATTTAATAGCATTAAAGAACTTACTATTCTGACGAATACCATCTTCAAAACTATTATGATAGACATTACCCATATCACAGGCTTTATCTCTTATCTTATCCCATTGATTCTTTATATCTTTAATAGAAGTGTTTTCTTCTTTAGCTTTGTACTTAGCCCAATAATTAGAATCAAACTTAGGAACATACGAATGAATAATAGTAGTAGCACTAATATAAGAATTACCACAATTATCAGTATACTTATGAGTAGGTTCATCAAAGTATAACTTAGTTTGCTTATATTCAGGTTTAACTGGTATCATTTTGTACTTTCGTATTTCCCCCGTAAAGGAGTGTTAACAATGCTATCACTTACCAATCCTAGCTCTCTCTTTTGAGCTTCTACTTGAGCTTCCAAATCACTAGCATCTTTAGCAGACATAGAACTAGTAACTACTTTACCACCACGAGCTTTCTTCTGTTCTATTTCAAGAGCAGCAGCTTGTTTAGCTTCACCTAAAGATTTAATCTGATTAGGAATGATATTAATAATACCATTTAGCTTAGTTATCAAATCAATAACTGGTAAAGTATCTTCGGCTTGCATACCTGCATTAAGTTTATTAGTAAGTTGTTCACTAAGTATATTAGCTGCACGAGAACTATTATGAACTGCTCTAAGAATAGTTTCAAGAGCTTCGCCTGCAACACCCATCTTATCTTCATGATATCTATCAACAAGACGAAGAATAAGAGCATCGGGTTGCCAATCATTAGGAAGAGCGTAATTAGCCCTAGCAGACGCTAAGGCTTCTGGACGACTATATCCCATTTGATTAGGTGGAGACTTAGGGTCGGCTAGATAAAAAATAACTCCGGCTTCTTTAAGATACCGAAGTTTATCTTCACTAGTATCACGAAGATATAACTCTCTTACATCTTTATCCTGTATCTGATAAACGTTAGGAGCAAAGGGATAACCTTGCTCATCAACGCTAATCATACCTGTTAAATCCAAAGGGGCAATCTTCGTAATCATAACCTTTATTATTTCTTAGTTCAATATAGTAATCAGAATCATTAACTGGCTTCATCTTACTAAAGAAATACATATATAATTTAAAAGACCTTTCATCTTGATTAAACTCTCTAAGTTTTCTTACAGCTAACTTACGATTAAGTCTAACAGTTCGAGATATTATCGAAGTTCTACTTCTAAATTTACTACGTTGAGCCATTCGAGTAGCAACTAAGCTCTTTTTAAATTTCCAATATTCTTCATTAGTAAGTTCTTGCCTTTTAGCCTTCATTACAGGATGATGTTCTATTGCATCTAACTTGGCTTCATTAACAATAAATCCACCAATAAAAGGAATTGAAACTCGTTGTAGACTTTTAATTCTATCAATAATTTGGTCTTCGATATTATCTATAATATCATCTATTATTTCAGCTTCAAGAGGTGTAACACCTAATAAACTAATAATATCAGGACGAGTTACTAATAACTCCTTTTTCTCTTTTAAATCAATAGAAGGCATCTAGTTTATACATTTAGTAAGTTAGTAGCTACTATAAACTTTTGAGGTTTACCACTAGGAATAAGACCTTCGACAGAGTTCTGACCTTGAATATCAGTAAGACGGACAATCTTATAACCAATACAAACTACTGTTTCGGCAATAGTAGTAATCAACTTACCATTATCTCCTTTCTTTTCAGTAGTAACAGGATTCACTTCTGTACCAAGTAAACTAATAACAGAACCACTTCCAACTTTACGGAATATCTCACCACGAGCAATACTAAGATTTAAGTCTTGGTCGCCACGAATAAATTCAGCAAGATTATAAGGAGTAAGTTCGTTACTGCGAGGATTACAATCTATGCCAGTAAATACATCAGACGGAGCAACATATAAGAAACGATTAAGCATAGCTCTATCTTCTTCCTTAACATCATCAGCATAGTTAGTCTTAACTAATATAAATCTAGTACTACCAGTACCCTTTAAATCAGGATTGATAATCTCACGAAGTTTAGCAGTCTGAATAATAGCGACAATACCAAAATGCTTAAACGGAGTTATATCTTTAACTCGGTCAGAAACATATTTGAAATCAATTTCTCCAATGTGTTGAGGAACTAGGAAAGTTTCTCCTTTAGTTTTGTTCTCTAAATGTAACATGATTACTTTAATTAGATTGTTAATACTATTAATTAAGTTGACTAGCATTACTAAGAGTAATATATGCACCAGTCATTAATAGTACAAGTATACGAATAATATTCGTACTATCAATATCTAACTCGTTAAAAAACCTTTAGAATTGTATTCGCTATATAATTCACATCCATTCACACTAGTTCACATTAGTACACACTCTAATGCAAATCCACTACTTAACTAAAATATCGACTAAATCTTACCATTCTATTTTTACAATCCTGATGCTAAATCTTCGGACTCTTCGATAGAAGAGGAGAAAGGTAATACACAATAAGACCCAGTAGACAACTAATACTATATAATATAAGTAAGACCAATTAAGGACTTAAAGGAATTAATTAGACTAATAGGACTAACTAATAAGATAATTCTTCTATAAGAAGAGTTAGACTACTAACAACAATAGATATACAGAAGGGAATTAGAAATACTATTAGAACTAACTAATGTATATAGACTTAGAAATAGGACTGGAACTACTATTAGAAATAGAATTAGGAATAAGACTAATAATGAACTTAGAAATAGGACTGGGACTATTAGAAGAAATAAACTTAGAGGTACTACTATTAGTGCTGCCCCACAAAATAATATTTTTCATGAATATATTTTTATCGAGACGAACTATAAGTGTTATAGGTAATACTTAGATTAATAGAGATAGAACATCTAATAGTATTAATAATAAGAATACTATTAAAGATGAACTTAGAATTAGAATATCTAATAGTATAGAAAGTGCTACTCCCAAGAGAAATATATTTTTCGTGAGTATATTTTTTCGGAGACGAAGCTCCTACCCTGATAGCCCCCCCTACTCCAAACCAATTCCAATACCCCCGTCAAGACCAAATGACCTTAAACATATTGCTATTGATTATTAATTACTAAAATTATAAAGATTATGAAGATTACTAATGATGCAAATACTACCATTATTGGTAGTAATACAACTGTTGTTATACCTAACAGTGATAGTATTACCTCTAGTGTTGTTGTTGCTTGTAACAATGGTTATAGTTATAGAATCAGCAAAGAGTGTTACGTTGCTCTCGAAGAACTATTCAAAGAACAGATTGGTAAGATTGAATCTAATGAACCTATCATTGTTAAAGAGTAATGGTGTTCTTGGTATTATTGCTAGTAGCAGTAGCTATGACTACTGCTACTTATCTTTCTGCTATTAGAAGACAGAAGCGGGATTGGAGAAAGTATGGTCGTGCAGGTGAAACCTACGACAAGTTTTGTTCACGTTATTACACTAGATACGTATGAATACTAGCGATAAGATTAAAGTGGTACACTTAGCATTGAGTATGCTAGGTGTGCCAGTATTCATACATCTAAGTTACATTAAGTTGTATGATAACCATGTGAATAGTTTTCTAATACTATTAGTAGTGTTAGTACTGATACTAGATATTAACGATGTTGTTAAAGAACTATTGGCTTAATCAAACCAAATGACTTTAAACATATTGCAGTTACTATCAAATCAAATGACTTTAAACATATTGCCATTGTGTGTGTAGTCGGGATGCACATTGGTTGAACAGTTGCCGACTGATTTATAACATTTAATTTATTTGTATTATGGGAACTAAAGTTAATGATGCTGCTAGAAAGGCAGCCGAAGAAGCCGCTAAGAAAGCTGCAAAAGAAGCTGCTGATGCAGCAAGTGCTAACGCTGAAACAGATGCTACTAATGAAGCTGCTGATGAAGCTGCTGATGCTCGTATAGTTGACCTATCCGAGTATCAAGGACAGGAAGCAGACGATGTTACTCGTCTGTTGCTTGACCGTCCTGATTTTGAGAATCACGACAGCTTAATGATTACTAATATCATTGATAATAGTAATCGTTATGCAGGTGCTCTTACTGTTGTTGTTAATCGCAACATTCCACAGTTTGTTAAAGATGTTGCTAGTGGTACTTATGTCGAGTCTACGACTCGTAATATATTTACTACTCGTATTCAGCTTGCAGCTATTCTCAAAGGTCAGGGTGAGCCAATGCTTGCCAATGCTGTTATGACAGCTCCGTTGTCAGTGTTGCACGTTATCTTCAAGAAGGCACGTATTAGTGTGCTTGGACACGTGCTTGCGCAAGGTGAAGTATTCGTTAATCCGTATGCCGCTAAAATGTCTCGTGAAGAACGTGTTAATGAACACGACCGTTACGAGTATTTCCCGTACGAACTTAGTATGCGTACGTTGTCCCTTGCGGACGAAATGCTCGTGGCTGACATGTTGGCTAAATACCAACCTGATGCAGAGGGTGCTGCTTAACCAGTTACGTAGGAGAGGGAAACCTCTCCTACTAAACTAAAGTCACACCATTCGGCACGTGTTCGACAATACTCTCGACTTATGCTCGCCGTCCGGCAAAGCTATCCGGCAAAGCCAATCGGTATCGGAAACGACACTAGTCACCTGATAAGCGAAATGCTACAACTGATAAGCGAAACTAACCAACTGATAAGCTAAAACCCTTGCAAAACCACATCAAAACCCTAAGGGTCGCAGCAGCTCCACGTTAGCCAAGAGTAATGGACTAATAGCAGAGTTAGAAAAATCTGATACAGAATCAGATGCGTCTATATTATATATATATATATTATATACTTTAGTATATAATTATAATATATATATATATAGGGGTCGAAAAGACCGTCCGCAAGGTCGGTGACTATTGTCGTAGACAATAGGAGCAAGCTCACACAATCACACCAATAACAATAAATAGTATCAATAGTATCAAGACTATTACTAGTATTGACAATATCAATGCTCGGAAGGGTCGCTAAGGCTCCACGTTAAGCTAGATAGTAGAGTAGACAATAGAGTGAGATAATAGTAGTGGAGTAAGAATAGTAATAGGATATAGATAAGAGCGATGAGTTGGTTAAGTAGTGGGACTACTCCCTCTCCTACCTCTACTCCCTCATTCTAACTCACTACTCTAACCTACAATGTTACGACTACTACCTAAACCTCTTCGTTTATGGAGTTAAGATTTGAATCCTATTTTATTATCATACTATTAATCTATACTATTAATCTATACTATTAATCTATACTATTAATCTATACTGTTGTTTCTATTATATTAATAGTTAGGATTTGAATCCTATTCTATAATTCTACTATTAGATATTATTATAGTCCTAATTATTGGTTGTTATTGTTAGTTCTAAGTTCCTAATATCTATGATATTAGTCCTTAGTATTAGAATTATGGTCGTTAGAATTATGGTCGTTATTATTGTAATTGTCTTTGTTATTAGTCCTCTATAATAGTTTCACTATTATATCGGATTGATAGTCTTAATAATAATACTACTATATTGTCTACTATTATATTATAGTTGTTATTATTAGAGCGTCACTACCATTGTCTTTGACAATAGTAGTTCGAGCGATTCCGGTAATAACAATACTATGTATTACAATTGATAACAGAAGTAACATTATTGGTAACATTATTAATAGTACTATTATTAATAATTGTATTGTTGTGTAGCTTGACTTGTCCCGCTCGCAAAGCTCGCTTTTCTCCCCCATAAAGGGGTGACGTTACTGTACTTCTTTTACTCTCTATCTTATCCACTTATTAACTTATACTATTATGTCTAACTACGATATTACTATCTTAGCATTACTATTTATTATCGCACTTATTAAATGCAGTGAGTTTCTTATTAACACTAAGATTACTCTTCTTACTATGTTATTCGCTTTAATAATAGTTGCGTCTACTTTATGTATATTCTTAATATTATTTGATATTGCTTCACCATGACAGATTATCAGTTCCATATATTTCTATCTTTAATTGGGATAGTTATATGCCTATGTTATTTAATGTTTAATTACCTTTCTTATAAGAAGGTTATTATCATTCGTTCTTTAGTTCAAACTATAATAACTTATATAATAGTTATTAGTTTTATTCGTCTACTATATAGTACTATACTATTATAGTATGGATTCTACTTCTAAAATTAAATTCTTAATAATTAATACTTGTATTTATGAAAGCTATTGTAAATGATAAAAAGCATATAACTCTTGTATCTCATACAAATGGAGTTACTATTGTTGAAGCTAGTGGTTGTATAATTGATTTAGATTTTCAATCACTTGCTTCTATTTGTGAGATTGCTGACTTAGGCAATACTTATACTATTAAAGATTGTGATGAGATTGAATCTCTTAAAGATACTAATAATGAGTTGACTGAACGTATTAAATTTCTTGAAAATCAACTTGTTAATAGTGGTAATAGAATTACCGAATTACGTAATCAAATCGAAGAGCAAGAAAATGAATATAAAGATATTATTGTAAAGAAGGATAAGATTATTGAAGAGAAAACTAATAGTCTTATTAAGTTAGAGAATATTGAAGATACTCTTAATGCTATTGTTAAAGTTAATGAAGAACTCAATACTCAATTAAGCTGTGCTAAAGAAGATATTGATAAGCTCAATAAACGATTAGAAGAAAAGACTTCTCTACTAGCTGAAAGAACTCATGCTTTAAGAGTTTTTAGACAAGCTCTTTATAATTTGAGACTTTATGTTCAACCATATAAAGAATACGAGCTAGATTTTGAATGGCTAACTATTCGTAATTCTATTGATTCCGGTTTCTTTATTCGATTTAAAGATACTGCTAGTGCTGCTAGAGCTATTGGTGATTGTAGATATTACATATCTCTTAAAGACGTATTAGATAAATACGAAAATGATATTGTAGACTTCAATGTCTCTGCTATGGATATTTATTATATTCATAAAGCTAGTCCTAATGTTATTCGTAAGTTCAATTATGATAATTTTAATATTACTTGTAAAGACCAACGTACTGCTAATACTATTAATACTCTATTGAATTGTTCTAATATATCAGTTTATGATATAATGGATAGATTCAAAGATGATATAGCTCATAGCAATACTCATTAAATATTATCATTATTGTTTGGTATTTCCATTATTTATTGCTATACTTGCATCCGTATTACAAAATTTAAGATTATGTATGACGAAGGTGTAGAATTTCCTATTTGTGGTTTGGTAGCTGATATAGACTATCTCGACTGTGAAATGGCTAATAATTGGAATACTGGAAATACTCTAAGCGAGGATAACATAGACCTCGACTTAGATATAACTCATATTGAAGATTAATTAAATACTAATAGTTATGAATGAAAAGAAAGAAGTCGATGTTCTTAGTAAGAAACGTCCAACAGTTAACGAATTAAAGACAGAAGTTATTCGTCTACGTAAATCTAATGAAAAGTCTGATGCTGGTCTTAATCATTATAAGGTCATGTATGAGAATATTTGTAATGAAGATAAAGCTCTTCGTAGTATGTCTTCTAAATTAAGTGCTGCTAATAATCAATTGGAAGCTAATAATAAAGCTCTTAAAGACGGCATTAAATTTCTCGAATCTAAGTTAGATAAAGCTAATAAAGATTATGAAGAGCTTAAAGCTAAGAGACAGTATAATACTGTTTGTTTTGTTATTGCTTCTCTTATTGCTTTAGGAGCTATTGCAGTTATTATTTTACGTTTAGTATAATGCCGATACGTACTCTATTTAATTAATATCTGACAAAAGGGTTAAAATAAATGTCGGTTTCCACTCTATTAAGATTATTCAGGTCGTGAGATTAGAATAATATTAGTAGAGTTTTTTATTGTCTAACTTATAAAACTTATTATAATGGAAGAAATTATTGAATCAATATTTGCAGCTGTTATGGGTGATGATGCTTTAGCTAAAGCTAAGAAAGAATTTCATAGACAGTTTATTGAAGGTGGACTTAATGAATCACTTAAAGATGATGTTGAAAGTCTTAATGTTAAGAAGTTAAATATTCTTCTTAATAATATTCTTGAAGATGATTATCCTATTGAAGATAAGATTAAAGCTATTGAACAATGGGATGATATAATGACTAATTACGTCAAATATATGGAAGAACTTCGTGATAAAACAATGGAAGGTTATGATAATCTTTGTAAGAAGTATCACGAGAAAGAAAATAATGTATACACTGTATTTTATTCTTCTGATGATAATTTAGTTTTTCTTGATAAGTATAATAGATTTAGAAATGCTTTTACAGGAAAAAATCCTATTAATATTTATAAAGGAAATAATCCTAATGAAGCAGCAGATATTGTTGAAAACTTTATTATAACTAATCCTAAATATTATTTTATAGATTATCGTAAGATATATAAAGATTGATATTTTGTTTTGTCTGTTTTAGTTAAACTAAAATTTTGTCGTATTGTAGTATAATAACTATTGTTCGTGAGAATTATAGCTATTGGTTTTATGGAATTATTAATTGAATAGTACTGTTCGTGAGAATCGTACTATTACTTATTCTGATAGCTCTGATGATGACTAATCTAAGTTGAAACATTAACCAAATGGTTGAAGTAAGGGAAATCCTCTTCGTAAAATGTCAGCTATAAATACATAGTATTTGTGTTTGTTACAAGTTTATTAATTACTGTCGTGAGATAGAACAAAACTTTATTCAATTTTTACCCCTAGTTAAATTACTGTCGTGAGATAGAATTAGGACTTTTATAATGTTAATTATTTAGCTTGGAGCAGAAGCGTCTGCTCCTTTTTCTATGATTATTAATTAAAACTATATACCGACATGGAAGAAAAAGAATTTATTAAACTAGTTAGAGAACTTCAAAAGTTACAGGTAAAAGTATTAGGTAAAGAATATCTATCTATTGATATTCATCTTGGTAGAGCTAAACCTACTACTTATGTTGGTTTCTATTTATTCATTTATGATACTGAAAGCAATGTAAAAGAATTATATAGTAAAACTTTATATAGTAATTCTTTATGTAGCGATGAAGTAAAAAAACAATAATGCTGTTGTTAATAGTAGAACTCTAAATGAAATAAAGAAGAAAGTAAGAGAAGCACTGCTCCTTTACGGGGGAAGAAAGCGGAGCGAAGCGGAGCGGTCAGATGCTCCTATTAAATAATAATTAAATACTAAACGTAATGATTAAAAGGAAAGTAAAACTTGGAAGACAAGAGAAGAGCTATAAGTTAGTAGCTTTTACTCTTAATGTATTTGAAAGTGTTAAACTCGTTAAAATGGAAGAAAGAAGACGTATACCTAGTTATGCCGAAGTTAAACGAGTTTAAACAAGATAATGGTAGGCTCATTGTCACAACTGGTAAATGTCTAGTTTGTGGTGATGAGCTTATTGTATTTGGTACAGACAAGATATATGTTTGTCCTAAGTGTAAGGAAATACTAGATGGTGGTAATTGTTTAGTTCTTGAAACTATATTTGTTGAAGATGATAGAATAGTTACTGCTAGAAATTGTATTGTTCCTAAAGACCAAATGCATACTAATACTCCTATTGTATGTATGCCTTCTGATGAATTTACTAAGTTATACGAAATATATAAAACTAAAGCTAATTAATATGATTGTAGATTTAAAACAATGTGTTAATCCTGATAGTACTTTTGATGTATATTTTGAAGGACTTAAAGCTGTTATATCTCATGATGCAGATGTTAATGCTTATCATTGCATTATTATAGATGTTCATGATGATAGATGTTGTGAAATTATTCCGTTACCTAGGATTATGAATACTGATAAGTATAAGATATTCCCCCGTAAAGGAGGGTGTTGTATACAATATCTTCCTAATCAAATTGTTAAATCTTAGTAATATGGGACTAAGTTTTAAGTTATCAGCAGTTAATGAGGATAAGAAGATTCCTCGTGAGAAAGTAATAATGCAAATTGTTGTAGGTACTATTGTTCTACATAACAATGAATATAAGTTCAATCCTAAAGGTACTGATGAACTTATTACATTATCTGAACGTTCATACTCATGTAAAGGCTTTAAGACAATATATACTCGTGCATTGGATAGTCATGGTAGACCTACTAAGATTGTTAGATGTACTGATGCTTATTGTACTATGCCTAGTTGTTATATTCCATTTAAGATAGGATTACCAGTTAAAGGTTATATTCTTAAATGTCGTGATAATATTGATAAATTTTTATTGAAATGCAATGAATTTTGAAAAGTTTGATGATGCTAAAAAAGATGATAGTGTCTTGAATAGTTTTACTCGTGACCAAAAGATTGCTTATGAGAATCTTGTAGCCTTTATAGAAAAAGGTTATGTTGAAGGCGATTATAAACGTGCTCTTATTGGTTCTGCGGGTACTGGAAAAACATATATGATACGTGAAGTAATAAAGAGATGTGGTTTAGCTAAATCTGTTATTGGACTTGCTGCTCCTACTCATAAAGCTGCTCGTGTTCTTCGTTTGTCTACTGGATATGCTACATCTACTGTTGCTAGTGACTTAGGTTTAAGACTTAATACAGATGTTACTGATTTTGATGTTAATAATCCTCCTTTTGACCCTTTAGCTGAAAAGAAGATTAAACAATATAAATTATATATTGTTGATGAAGCATCTATGATTGGTATTAATCTTAAAACTCTGATAGAAAGAGAATGTGAACAGTTTAAGTGCATGTTGATTTACATGGGTGATGCGCACCAGCTCCAGCCAGTTAAAGAAACTCGCTCACGTTGTTTCGATAATATTAAGTTTTATACTCTTAGGCAGATTGTAAGACAAGAAGAAAGTAATCCTGTTAGTGAATTATTAAGAATATTAAGAAAGGATATTGATAATAGAACTTGGAAGTTCCTAGAGTTTATCAATAGAAATCGGTATGCTTTTGATTCTACTCAAACTAAGGGTTATTATACTTGTGGTTTGTTTGAGTTTCAATCTCTTGTAATAGACGGATTTTATAATGAAGAATTTACTAGAGATGTTGATACTTGTCGTCTTGTTACTTATACTAATAAATCTGTGTCTGACTGGAATAAATTCATTCGTAAGAATATTATTGAAGATAGTGGTAAAGCAATTCTAACTAAGAATGATTTAGTAATGTCTTATAATACTTTTATTGATGATTTTAAAGAACCTATTATTATTAATTCCGAAGATTATATAATACATGATATTAAGAACTTTACTAATAGAGATAATATTCATGGATTTAATGTAACCTTCATACGAGTTAATGGTGGTAATAGAACTAAGCCTTTATTTGTAGTAGACCATTCTGATTTTAATAATGCTATGCTTTATTATAAGTTAGGTGAATCTTATATTTATAATGCTATTAATGCTGATAAATATAATAGAACTAAACGTTGGAAAGAATACTATGAATTTAGGGAAAGAAACTTATTATTAGTTAATCTATTAGATAAAGCTACTAATAAGATAAAATTCAGTCGTGATTTAGATTATGGTTTTGCTCTTACTGCAAATAAAGCACAAGGAAGTACTTATGCTGATGTGTATGTAGATATAAATGATATTGTATTTGATACTAGAACTGGTAATCCTTGGGGAAATATAGATGAAACCCTTCGTAGATTATATACAGCTTGTAGTAGATGTAAAAATCGTTTATATTTGTGTTATGGACAATAAATAAAGTATAAGTATGAACTCTATGTGTTATGATGTCGAAGTAACTAGAAATTACTTCTCGGTAGTATTTGTTGATTTACGTAGTTATCTCAAAATATTTAGTGATTGTGTCGATAATGATGGAAAAGCTATTCCTCTTGTTGATAAACTTACTATTGCAGAGATAAAACAACGTTTAGAAACAATACCTAAGAAACGTTTTGTTTTATATGAAGATGATGATACTGATTTATTCAGTTTATTATATTGGTTACAACAGAAAGCAGACTATTTCGGCTACAATAACAAAAAGTACGACCGCTTAATGTTAAGTGCATTACTTATGTATTATAATCAATTTGATAAGCCTAGTAAGTTAATCACATTCTTATATGAAACATCACAGAGAGTTATTCGTAGTTCTAATAATGATACTCTTTGGACTGATAATTTTACTTCTCTTATACTTCGTAATAACGTGGCATTTCGAGACTTAGATTTATTCCAAATCTTTAGGCTAGACCATTATCATAAAAGTCTTAAACAGACTTCTATTAATATTAAATGGTATAATCTAAAAGAGTATACTATGCCACCTATTGGTGATTTAGATAGACATTATTATCACGAGAGATTACCCGAAGCAAAGGGGATGACTGATAGAGAACTTAATATTCATTATCGTAATGTATTTGAGCGATTTATTCCTAAAGAATATCTTAATGAAATGGCTGATTATAATGACAATGATGTATATATTGTTGCCGAGCTAATCAGAATGAATCAGGAAGAAGTTCTTTTAAGGTATCGTATTAGTGAAGAATATAAGGTAGATGTGTATTCTGCTAGTAGAAGTACAATAGCTGATAAAGTTATTGTTAAACTATATAGTAAGTTTACTGGTCTACATCCTAAAGCCTTTATTGATACTAAGACAATACGTAGGAAAATCGTAGTTTCCGAAATTTTGTCAGACAAAATCTCATTTTCCACGCCTGAATTGAACGATATTTTGTCGGGCATACGTTCGCTAACCCTACGTGGGGAAAAGGGCGAATTTGACAGGGAATTTACCTTTATGGGCACGTCATACACTATCGCAACAGGCGGTTTACACTCAAACGAGATTCCGAACATTTACCATAGTTCTGCTGATTATTCAGGTGCTACTGATATTACTGTTGGTAATCCTTACGATAGTAATGGTGCTGTTGGAGTTAGTACTTCTGATATATATATCTGTGACTTTGATATTAATTCAATGTATCCTAATATTATTAGAAGTCTTAAAGTATGTCAGAAACATCTACTTCCTAAAGCATGGTTTCGTATAGCTGATACTATTGTTGATGAACGACTAGAACATAAACATTTAGCCAAAGATAAATCTCTTGATGTTATAGAAAGAGATAAACATGCTACTGCTGCTGCTTGTCTAAAGATTGTAGCAAATGCTGGTATATTTGGTAAAATGGGAAGTGAACAATCGTTCCTATGTGATAAAAAAGCAATGTATCAAGTAACTATTAATGGTCAATTATTTCTATTGATGTTAATAGAAAAACTTGAACTTGCAGGAATTCATATAATAAGTGCTAATACCGACGGTATTGTTTCGATAATACCTAAAGATAAGTTCGAATTATATTGTAATCTTTGTCATGAATGGGAAAAAGTAGTTGGTTTAACTGGTGAATTTACTCCTTATATTAAATATGTTACAGAAGGAGTAAATAGTTATCTTACTGTTAAACCAAATAATGGCAGAAAGTTCAAAGGTAGAATGAATCCTAAGATGTTCTTAGAGGATTTATCTAAAGGATATAATTCTCCTATTGTAGCTAAATGTGTTACTGAATATTTTATTAATGGTACTCCTGTTATGGAAACTCTTAGAAATGCTAAATCTATTCTTGATTTCTGTCGTACTCAAAATGTTAATCATAAGTATAGACTAGAGTTTACTCATGTTGTAGACGGAAAGATAAGAACAGATGTGGTGCAGAGGAATACAAGGTTTTACATCTCCTCTACGGGGGGAACATTGATGAAAGTCGAGAGTATGGGCTGGAACGAACATAATGAAGAACAAGTTAAGAAAAGTTCTCTATGTGCAGGTCAACGTGTTTCTATATGTAATACTGTTGATGATACTGATATATCTGAATTAAATGTTAATTACTTATATTATTATAATGAAGCTATGGCTATTATAGAACCAATAGAGCAAAGTCGTAATAATAAAGGTAAAGGTAAACGTTTAGTTAAGAAATACTATGGAATGAGAAATACTTTATTTGACTGATATGGATATAGAAAAGATATGCAAAGACAACTTAGGAAAAATAGTTGATTATAAAGGTTTCAAAGCTAAGGTTATAGGTTATAATATAGCAATTAATTATCTTATTGTTTCTCTTAGTTCTGTTACTAATTACGAATTGATTGGAAACGATAGTAATATTATTATACTAAATGAAAACGGTAACTTTAGTTATGCTTATATTCATCCTAATGCTTATAAAGAGGAATTAAAAATTACTTGAATATGGATATAGAAAAGATATGTATAAATAATCTAGGAAAGGAAGTTGACTATGATAGTTTTAAAGGAATGGTAGTAGGTTATAATATACTATTAGAATATTTAATCTTATCTTTTGTTGAAGATATTGGTTGGAATACTATTGAATATACAGATATTATTCTTCTACGTAGTCCTCTTAGTCGTAGTTATGCTCTTGTTTATCCTGAGAATTATAAAGAACAACTTATATTATGAACGATGTAACTGATATTTATAATGAAGCAGCTAATAAATGGTCTGATAACAAAGGTGTGGGTAGTGTTATTCTATCAGAACCATTAAGCGTAATGAATTTCGTTACAATGGTGCTTGATAAAATGGTAGCTAAAACTCCTAATCTAACGTCTCTTATAATAACAGAAACAATGGAAGATAGAGCTAACATTACTTATTATCTTGACAATACTTCTGAACTAAAGGAAATTCATAAACAATTAATTACCGATAAGAAATGTCTTATACTTACTCGTGAATATGTAGAACGTTCTCCATATAAGCCTAGTCCTAGTAGTCATAAAGATGTTCTTATTACTATTAATGTTAAGAAGTTCCGAAAGATTGCAGAGAAGTATAGTGGTAATTACTTTAAGTTTAAACTACTTGCTACTAATGCTATTGATAGTGTTGCTGATAATGCTGTACTTATGTACAAGTATGCGCCTAAAGTATATGAAATTAATTATGCTCACTTAATCAATCGTTCTATTCATTCCCCCATAAAGGAGTACCAAAAGGGTGTTGTCCTAACTGATGCTGATAGAATCTATTATGATAAATGTAGCCAATATATTAATGAAAGTGTTACTATATTTGGTAGTTTTGATAAGTTAGAAGAATGTCGTACTGGTAATCCTAGACTAAATATTGCAGCTGAAACTTGTAGATTACAAGTAGCGGAAAGTAATGGTTGGTCAGCTAAAATGGATATGACTGATGCTATGTGTCGTAAGATAGACGAACTATATAATCCTAGTTCTTTAATTGAGAGAGTTAATCAAACTTATAATATTATCAGAGAAAGAACTAAGATAATAACTGATAATATTGTTAAGCTAGATGCTATACTTGATATAGTTAAGGAAAATATAGGCAAGAGAATACTAATTATTTCAAAGAATGGAGTATTTGCCAGTAAAGTAACAGAATATCTAAATGCTAATATAAAGTATGAGGGCAAATCTATTATGACTAATGGTGAGATATTCCAAACTGGAATAAGTATATTACAGTATGATTATTGCGGAAACTATCATAACGATATGGAAGGAATACAGGCTTATGACAAAAACGGAAAACCTAAAGTATATAAATCAGGAGCTAAAGTCGGACAGCCTGTAATCATAAAAGCGCAAGCCCAAAGAACGCGAAATTTGGAACTGTTTAATGACGACTATGTGAAAGTATTGTCGGCAAATAATTCTATTGATACGAGCTTTATAGGAGTTGTGGATATAGTGATTTTCACTTCACCTCTTTGCAGCTCAATACGAGACTTAAAATATCGAATACCTAATCTATCTTTTAGTTCCGTACCTAATATAATATATAAGGTATATTGTAAAGGTACGAATGAAGAAAAGAAGCTAGCAGAAACGAAAGGAGGAAAAGACTATGAAATAGTTAAAGATAGTGAAAATGATTTCATAATAGGAGAATAATAGATGCTAATCTTTGGAGTTATAAAAGAAATTAGTATCTTTGTAGAGTAATCAATAAGCGACCTTTGAAATAATGGAAGAAGTAAAGACAGAGAATGAAAAGACTCTAGCTAAGACAGAACCAAAAGCAAAACCTACTACTAATAATAATGGTATGGTTGTGGCTTCTGCTCTGAATACACTAGACATTTACAATCCCGATGATAGGAGTAAGTTAGAGTTGTATCTGAAATCAGTAATGTCTAGTGATAAGTGCGGTATTAAGACTATTCAAGACGGTCTTGCAATATATAGTCGTGCTAAAGAACTAGGTTTACCATTCACTAGTTGTATTGAACATCTAGGAGTTATTAATGGTAAAACTACATTAGACGTTCACTTAATTAAAGCGTTATTATTGAAGGCAGCTATAACATGGGAATGCACTAAAGATTATATAGCTCTGTATGAATATACAGACGGTAATAATGTTTATATTGATAGTAAGATACCAGAGTATTGTAGGAGATTCAAAAGCAAGAAAGAAGCTGATGAATTTAATGCTAGTTCTGATAATGACGAAATTGGTATTTATCCAGTTAGGAATTATCAAGATTATAATGGTACTATATATAAGGAATATCAGCTAAATAATAAGTTCGGAGTTGCAGCTAATCAACAACAAGCTAAAGATATTGCAGCTAAGGGATTAGTTCCAATCTTCCGAATACCTAATGTTCCTTGTGATTATATTACTGAATATAAACTTACTCGTGTAGTAGATAACAGAGTTATTACTAGTATAGGACATTTTAGTTATAGTGACGCTGTAACTGCTGGACTTGCTAGTAAAGATACATATACTAAATATATGAGAACTCTTATTGGACATAGAGCGTTTACACTAGCTGCTCGTGATATAGCTGCTGATGTTATACTTGGTTGTATGGAAACAACAGAAGCTAAGATAGTAAACAATATGAATATCAGTGATGCTGATATTGTAGAGATTTGATAGTAATAGAAGTCTAACTATTACTAATCAATAGATACGAAATAAGACAAAAACTAAGATAACAATAGGCTTTAAGCCTAGTATTAATAATTATTAACTTTTAAAATTTTTACAATTATGGGACTTCAATTTGGCATGAGCGCTGTTCAAAGCGGTAAGAGAGTAATGCAAGCTAGTAACGAACCTACATTGACTGCTAACAGTACTAAAGCTAAGTTTAGCTTGGCAGGTGCAGTAACTCGTATCATGGGTCTTGTTCCCGGTGATAACGTACAGTTTGTTAGTAATATTGCTGATATTGATGCAGCTATTGCTGAACGTGATGCCGAAGTAATGGCATGGTGCGAAGAGAACAATGTTGAGTTTGGTACAGAAGCTGCTCGTGCTGCTCTTATTCAGAACTTCGGTGAATATGGTATCTGTAAAGGTGTACCTTTGTTCGAGAAGAACGGAGAAATCAAACTTGCAGGTGTTCGTATGACTGCTGAACAGAAAGCGGCTGCATTTGAACTTAACAAAGAAAGAATCGCAGAAGAAGTTGGTAAGTCAGTAGAAGAAGTTACTATTGATGACTACAATCCTACTACTCGTGCTTACTCTGGTGCTCGTACTTCTACTTCTTCCAATCTTACTGGTCTTGGTTTGCCGTTGACTTTCTCCGATTCTTCAATGTGGTCGGAATTGAAAGAAAATCTCGGTGACGAAGCAGAGAAGTTTAACCGTGTATTTGAAGTTAACTTGAACGAACCGTTCGTAGTTGCTGTTGAAACTGGTAAAGTTATTGGTGATGAAAAAGAAACTGTTGAAGTTAACGCTTATAAGATTTCTTTCAAAGCCGATGAAGAACCGATTGCTCGTCAATCTTCTAAATAAGAACTTCTTCCGGTTAGATAAAAGCTAGATTATAAAGAGCTAAATTCTTAATTGAATTTAGCTCTTTTTTATTTGGTTATAATTTAAAAAATTATTATATTTGGAAACTTTGCAATAAACAACAAGCCTGTACAACTTGTTGTTGTTAGTATTAATCTTTATAAAAACAAATTTTATGAGTACTCAAAAAGAAGAAAGTGCTAAAGTAGAAGAACCAGTAGTTAATCAATCAGCTAATAATGCTGCAACTACTGCAACTAAAAAGCGTCGCAGAGGTATTAGTAATGAGACAAGAACTACTGCTCGTAAGAAATTCTCTCATAAAGATGCTATTAATAATCTTTGGTTATTTGTTGGACATCTTCATGCTCGTGTTGCTTGGGTAACTATGAAGGAAGATAACAATATGCGTCCAGCATTTGCAGGAAAAGCTATTCCACAGCTTGTTATTGAAGCTACTTCTCTTCATACTAATCCTGCTGATGTTCGTGTTGCTAGTAAGACATTTTGGCCCTATGAAAGTAATGTTGACTATATTCCTGGCGGTGCTAAAGAGAAGTTTATTAATATGGACTTTGCTTGGATAAAACACTTCCTTGATGTGGTTGTATTCAAAGGTCGTGAAATGACTGATGAAGAATCTGAAATGCTCGAACTTGGTTATGTTGATTATGACGATAATGGTCAGTATGAACCAGTTGAAGTAGAAGATGTTATCAAGGCTTGGGGAGTTCTGTTTGACAATGTAGTTAAACTTGTTGAAACAGGTGGAGAAAATGGTAAATCTGCATTACTTGATAAGACAGGTAAACCTAGACAATTTTGGTTCAGACTTAATCGCTATTATAAGAACAAAGGTGATTGGGCTTTCTCTGGTCAAGGTTCAGAAGAAGGCGATTTGGTATTCCCAAATATTGTAGGTCAAGGAATCTTTGAAGAACAGTTTATGCTTGATGCTAACCATTTCAAAGAACCAAGTCTAATGTTCGACATTACTAAAGAACGTATTGCTCCAATGGAAGGTGTACAATCTAAACAAAGAAAAGCTCCTAATCTTGGAACTGCTGCCGGTATTGGTGGTATTCCTATGGGTGCAGGAATTGTTAATCCGAGTATGCCTATGGGTGGTTTTGCAGGTGGTGTAGCAGGTGGATTTGTTTCTACTGAAAGTTCTGCTTTTGCTCCTGAAACAGAAGATAATGGTGGACTTCCATTCTAAGTAATCCAAATATATTTCGTTAATAATGTTATAAGCCTAGTGTAAAAGCTAGGCTTATTTTATCTAGTTATACTATGCGTAGAGGAATAAGACAAGACTTAACAAAAGAGTTTATATTATCTAAGGTTAGTCAAGAAATGATTATGGCTAAATATATGGGTATACCTATATCCGTGGTTAATAATTGTGTAGAAAATAATGAACTTATTTGCTCTCCTTTACGTGTTGATAATCATCCAACATTTGGTTTTGCTTTCAATAATAAACATAAGCTAAAAGCTCGTGATTTTAATGGTTCTTTCTTTGGTGATTGTTTCGACCTAGTAGCTTATGTACTAAGTTTTAAAACTGGTCGTCATATAAATGTTGCTAATAAGGCAGATTTCTATTATATATTAAAGCATATAGCTTATACTTTCCGTAAGATAATATATGACGGAGAAGTAGATGAAGAGAATGAAATCTTACTTAAACAAGTAATATCTAAAATCAAAGCTAGTAAACCAATTATTGAAATAGCTACTAGAACTTGGACTAATAACGATAAGAATATTTGGGGAAAATGGGGAGTTAGTCTACATTGGCTTAATACTCATTTTGTCTATCCTGTTGACCAAATGTATATTAATAGGTATTGTCAACCTAGTCCTAAATATACATATAAGGAATCAGACCCTTGTTATGCTTATGTTACTGGACTTGATAGTAACGGTATTTATAATATCGAATGTTATTTTCCTCTTCGAGATAGAAGTAAGGGAGAAATCAAGTTTATAACTAATCATAATGGTCTTGTTGGAATACTTAATCTTGATAAACCTAAGTATGATATAATTATTATTACTAAATCATATAAGGACAATCTAGCATTAAGTTACTGGTTACATTCCTATCCTTTACGGGGGAATTTGTCAGAGTCTCAAATAGGAGTAATTAATGTTACTTCGGAGAGTTATGTTCTCAAAGATTACGAATATAACTGGCTTCAATCTAAGCTAAACGACAATGGAATACTTATTTCTTTTTTTGACAATGACCTGACAGGTGTACGTGGTGCTCGTAGGTTACGAAAAGAATATGGTATTATACCTATTGTTATTCCAAGAAGTTATGGTGCTAAAGATTTCTCGGAGTTAGTTAGTATGTATTCAAGAGAAACTATTAATTCGTTTATAGAACAAACTGAATCATTATTTGAATATGAGTAGAGAAGAAGAATATGTGCCACTTCCAAAGGCACAAGAAGAACGTAGAGTAATTGATTTTAATTCATTTGCTCCATTAAAGAGAATAGCTATAAACAGTTTCGGTAATAACGGAAATGTTCATAGCTATTATTTTATGTATCCTTTAACAGATGAAGAAGAGAAGTATCTTAATCATATTAAGCAACAAATGGTTGATAATCCTAATACTTTAATTCGTATCTCTCTTTCTGATGGTACACCAATTGACTTTTCTAAGATAAAGATTTATGGTAACTTTGAGTTTGATAATCCTGAACACTTAGCTATCATTAAGAATTACTTAGATAAAGATATGTATAGTAGTCATAAGATTCCAAGAGAGTTTAATTATGAAGCTAATACATCTGTATCTAAAGGAAACTTTATACAGTGGACTGAAAGTACTGATTATCTAAAGTGTTTCAAGTTCTATCATGCGAGAATAGGTAAACCTAAAAAGTACATAATTGTAAGACTTACAGCAAATGAAGTTAAACAACGTAAATCCGTTTAGTTATCAGTTAGATGGTTCTGATATAAGAATGATTCAACATAATCTTAAAGTTAACGGTACTTCCGATACTATTGCTAGTTATCTTCATGAATTAGATTTACCTAATTATCCTTATATTCAAACTATTCATTTTAGATATAGATGGATAATGGCAGCTCTTATATATTTAGGTTATGATAAAGAATCTCTTGAAAAGATTCATGAAGCTAATCTTAAATATGAAGAAGTTAATCCTCCTATTGTTTACGAAAAGAAAAAGGGAACTAATAAGACTAGTAAACGGATTACCAAATCTTCCCCCATAAAGGAGCTGAAATCTGTTACATCTCCCTCTCCTAATCCTAAAGTCAGGATTATTGTTATAGATACTAATAAATCTATGATAATAGATAGAGAAGTTGCTATTGGTCTTATGCGTGAACAACCTAATAAATATAAAATTGAAGAAGTATGAGTGAATCGAAAAGTATTACTCTTTATAAGCGTAATGCACAAGGTAAACCTATCTTTTGGTCAGCAGAAATACTAGGTCATAAGATAATTCTAAAGTATGGTATTGTCGGTAAGATAGGTACTACATCTGAATATGTTCCACCTAGAGGTGTTGAGAAAGAATGGAAAACTATTGTTGCTGCTAAACGTAGAGAAGGTGGTACTGAATTAGGAGAATTATATGATAATACTCCTGTTGAAATAACAAATGAAGATGATTTAATTAATTATCTTAATTGTTATCTTCCTAAGTACAATACTAATAACGAAGGTTTTGTTCTTCCTATGTTAGCTAAGATATATGAATATAATAACGAACAAGGACTATTAGCTCAAATGAAGATTAATGGTGTTCGTTGTAATATATCTGCTGTTATGCGTGGTGAAGGATTCTTTAAAACTAAAGGACTTGTATTTCGTAGTCGTAAAGGACTTGAATATAAGTGTCCAGTATTAGAGAATGTAATGTTGGATGAAGTACTTACAGATAGACAATTCAATCGTATGTTAGAAGATAATTTAGTATTAGACGGAGAATTATATATTCCAGGTCTTGAACTAAATGATATTCTAAGTGCTGCCGAGAATCTTAAAAGTCCATATAATCGCTTTCTTCAATTTTGGTGTTACGACTTAGCTATCGATGATATGATTCAAACTAGTCGTATATCATTATTGAAGTCAGAGTTTGGTAAGTTTAAGATGCCTAATTACGTTAATGCTAAAGCTATTCTTGATTATCACATAAATAATAAGAAACGTTTCGTTCTTATTCATACTTATGATAATGTAAATGGAGATGAAGATATTATTAAGTATCGAGATATCTTTGTTAAAGCTAAGTTCGAGGGAGCTATTCTCCGAAATCCTTATGCTACATATCAGTTTGGTAAACGTAATTCTACTATGTACAAAAGTAAACCAATATTAGACGGTAAGTTCAAAATTCTAGATATTATTCCTGAAGGAGCTAAACGACCTAACTTTAGTAAGTTTGTTCTTCGTAATGATATTAATGGTGAAACATTTGAATGTATACCAGTTGGTGATGCTTCTACTCGTGAAAGTTATCTTCTTAACAAAGATAAACTTATTGGTAAGACAGCATTTGTCGAATATAGATGTAGGTCAGGAGTGAAGAATGTCCCAAGTCATGGGAATTTAATTAAAATACTTAATAATGAGCCTACTGGATTACCAAATAATATCGAAGAAGAAAGTTAATTATAATAAATCTTATATAGACTATAAGAAGAAGAAACTGATAATAAAAGACATACATCTGAAAGATAAACTAAAGATGTTATTAATGGTTAAGTTCGACCCAGTCGAAGGACAAGAATCAATATATCTAGGTTTTCTTACAGAAGATATTCAAAGTCAATGCCGAAATGTATCTGTTTCAGATTATGGTTATTATTCTGTTAATGCTTCTGATATAATACGAAGCCTTCGTGTTACATCTGATACTAGCGTTAAGTTAGAAAAAGAAGAAGAGGATGATACCCTTGTAGTGTATAAGTTGTTAAAGTAAGTCATGGTTTGATGCCTTGCCCTATTGTTAGTCGAGAGATTGGCAGTAGGGTTTTTGTTGTTCCCTTGTAAAGCTAGTGTTTCTATTGTATACTCTAATTGTGAGATAAATCGTTAGCTTATACTCAAAGAGGACTGTCGGAAGTATACAGTAACGACACTCCTTTATGGGGGAAATCAACGAGAATACCCGATATTTCGTCTCTATGCGATTTACCATACTTACCTGAACAACTATATTATTTTTGCATTGCGTTTAACAGTGAGCCTTAGAATCGCTCTCTGCGTATGCTGAAAAACAGTAAGATTTTCTTTGCTCTGATAATAAGATTGATTATATTTGTAAAACCGATAATGGAGAAAAAGCAGATAAAAGCTAAATATATAGTAGTTAAACAACCTGATGATAATATTGCTTATAGAAACAATATTAGATTCTTATATATTGTGATAACCCGTGAAGAACTATCTAAGAAAATCGACAATTATCTTGATGGTAAGATTAAAAGGACTGCTGGTGTTTATGCTCCTCTTGATTTGTTTGCCCATCTTGCTAAGCATAGGAAAGTATATTCTTATGAAGAAGCTAAACAACGTGCACGTTATTTAAATAGAAAGTATGGAAGAAGTTAAAAATTTAGTTAGATTTGTTACTATTCCTAATTTTCCTAATTATTGTATAGGAGAAGATGGAAGAGTTTGGTCTGATAATCGTAAACGTTATCTTAAATGGTATCGTGGTAAAGGTTGCGAACGACCTCATGTTACATTGTTTCACAATGGTAATAGTGCTAAGCTATTTATAGCTACTCTCGTTGCTCAAGCATTTGTTACTAATCCTAAACCTAATGTATATAAATATGTTAGGTATAAAGACGGTAACAGTGCTAACAATCATTATGCTAATATTGAATGGTGTAGAAACCAAACTGGAAGTAAGTATGGAAAATGAGATAAAAAGTGTTTCAGATATTATATCTGAAATAAGTAAGAAAGATAAGAAGAGACAGGTATTTATTCTTACTAATCTTATAAATCAGTTAAAAAGTACTCGTATAGAAGCTAATAGCAATTACGAAGATTGTCGACTTTCTTATACTCGCAGAACAGATAATTATATTGGTAACTTTAAGCTAATGCTATTTAAGAAACAATTAGATTGTCTGGATATGATTATTGAAAACTTAGATTCTTATCTTGACGAATTATTAAGCAAATAGTATGGATAGAGCTAAAATCTTTCAAAGTGTCATTAAAGGAACTAATTTCTTTACTCCTATTATTGATAGTTATCATACTGTTGGTAATCATATTATAGAGCTAAGTTGTTCTGAAAAAGATAATCAACATGGACTCTATAATAGAGAAGTTAATGGTATAACCTTCAAAGGTAAGTATGGTGTTACTGTTATTACTAATGAAGGAGATGGTTGGAAGCGTAGTACTGAATTAGATAAACTGTGTGATTCTCGTGATGAAGCTATTAAATATATTAAATCATTAGATAAAAATGAAGTTTGATAATCCTTATAATATATTTCTTGATGATAAAGCTTTTGAATTAGGTACTCTTTATGATAATAATTATAAAGGAAGTTCTACTAAAAAAGGCAATAATCATAAAGTAATTGCTAAGAGACATAAACGTAATAAGAATAAGAAAACTCATAGAAATGCAAAACGGTGAAATAATTCCTGCTCTTATTGCTAGAATAAGACAGAATAATACAGATAATGTAGTTATTCGTAGTAAACTATATAATCTATTGAATGATGTTACTAGGAAATTTAATGAAGCTATGATAGCTTGTCCTCATATTGTAGATTTTCAAAATATGTCTAATGAACAAGTACTTGAACATTATTATCTAAGCGTTGGTGCTGAAAGTCTTTGGGATTCTCGTGAGCTTATTATGAAAGCTATCTCTGAACATAATAAATTAATTAGAGAAGAATATGAAAAACCTAAAGAAGCTAGCAAAGAAACTATTAAAGATAAAGGATAAAGAAGTTACTCGTTCATGCTCTAATTGTGAAAAGTACGGAAGTATGAGATGTCCTAATAGTTTCTATTGTTACAGTACTGAAAACAAACCGTTTTTTAAACCGAAACATAATGGGAAGTAGTTTATTTAGTATTAAAGCCGAGTTGCAGGATATTATCTTGCAACTCGAAGAAGGTGAAGCAACAGATGAACTTATTGCAAAACTAGGTATTACCGAAGATAATCTTAAAGATAAGATTGCTGATTATCTTCAAGTAATTAAACGTTATCAATGTGACGTTAAAGAATGTAGTGACGAAGTTGCTCGTGTTAACCAAATTAAGAAAACAAGAGATAATACTCTTAGACGTCTTAAAGATGCTGTTCTTGAAGCCGTTCTTATGTTTGGTTCTACTGGTAAGTCAGGTAATAAAGTTATTGAGGGTAGTACTTATAAAATCTATTCTCGTAATACAACTACCACTATATTAGATGATATTCGTATCTCTGATATTATTCGACATTTTGTAGATATTGTTACTGAATATTTAGCAAGTACTGAAATTAAAGAAAGTCTTAGTATTGAATATCTTGCTCGTATTATTAGTGCTCACATGAAAGCTGAAACTTCCCCCATAGAGGGGTCGGAAGATACGCAATCTCCTTTCGTCGACGTAACTACTGATGATATATTTGCTATTGATACTGAAATAACTATTAATATACGTTTATCAGAACTAGCAAATGCTACTAATTTCAATCTTGCTCAATGGATTGGACAGAATCCTCATAAGGTAGAATTTAAATCTTCTACTAGTAAATCAGCTGTTGCAGCTAATTTAGATTTAAATGCTGACCTTACTATTGCTAAACAAGTATCTAATACATCATTAATAATTAAATAATATGTTTGAAGTAGAAGATTGGGTAGAAGAACTTATCGAGAGAATTATGAATACTTATGGTTGTAATCGTAAACAAGCCATTAATTCAATAAAAGAAAACCTTTATTAAAAAGTTAGATATGCAATTTAATTTTAGAGATTCAGATTATAGAATTAAGTACAAAGCTCGTGGAATTGCTTGGAGAGGAAAAATTGGAGTAGATGTTAGTGATTGTAAAACAACAGAAGAAGCTATTGTAAAAGCTAAACTTAATTATACAGTTGCTAAATGTCAATTGTCTGCAAAAATGCCGGCACATGATAATGGTGCTAGTCGTGACGGTTCTATTTTTCCTAATGTAGTTAACGGCTTTGAATTTGTTGATGTTCCTAGTGAGTTTGCAACTTATCGTACTGATACTAATATTCCTCTTGGGAAAGTAAAGTCTCGATACGAAGTAGTACAAAATCAAATGGCTTTTGGCTTCTTTGATGATGCTCTTGGTGGTAGGGTAAAACTTGACCGTGCAGGATATTTTGGTTATGGACAAAAGATATTTATGTCAGCAACATTTGATAAAGATATTAATATTGGTGGTAAAAATGATACTATCCAACATTATTTTGTCTTTACTAATAGTCATGACGGTGGAAGTGCTGTACAAATGATGATTACTCCTATAAGAGTTATTTGTATGAACGCACTTCATGCAGCTAGAATATCAGCTGAAAGTTATATATCTTTTAGACATAACAAAGGTGTTAATACTAAGATACTTACTGTTCCTGAAATACTTGGTCTTACCGAACGTAAGATAGAAGAGGAAGAAGATATGTATCGAGTATTATATAAAACTAAAGTATCAGACGAAGAAGTAAAAAAATATCTCTCTGCAACTTTCCTTACGGGGGAAGAATTCGAGAGAGTAGATGAATTATCTTTATATAACGGTTTGTTCCGTAGAGATAATTCTGCCTATGAAGCCGCTGGAATATCTATGCAGAAACTAAATACTCTCTGCGATTCTTTTGAATATTATCAGGAAGGTGTTGGTCAAAGACTAATAGCTGGTACAGCTTATGGTGCTTATAATGCTGTTACTGGTTATTTCTCTAACGTTAAAGAGTATAAGACAGAAGAACTTCGCTTGAAGAATACAGTATTTGAAGGCGACTACAATACTAGTCTTAAAGCTCTTAACTATGCTCTAGCTAATGTATGGGAATAAAAACTTTTATTGAAAAACTAATTGGGTTATTTACTGTTCCACGTTGTCCTAATTGTGGTGCTAGACTAGAAGAAGTTCCACGGGAAGAGGAAAATGACCCAATTGCTTTTAAATGTATTAACTGTGGTAAAGAATGGAGTTAGAAACCGTATTAAAAACAATCTTATTAGATGTCCCTGTTATTGAATGTTTTATTCAGTTTATAATAACTGCAATAGCACTAAAGATTACTAAGGAAAGACTAGATGATGAAGTAATAAGCACAGTTACTCTTAATTGTGCTTTATTTTTTATTCCGATATTAGGTCACACTCTATTTGTAATATTTATAATCAGGTTTGTTCATTTATTAAAGTATCTATATGGAAAAGAAGAATAAAGTCAGAACTTGCGGTAACTGTGCTTATTTATCTAGTAGAAAGAAAATTACTTTATATAGAAATAAAGTATATGTTTGTGATAACGAAGAAATGTCATATATTAGTTATTACAAGCCTAGTACTCCAACTGATTGTCCTTATCATAAATTTAAAAACAATAATTATAATGAGTAAATTAAGTAAAGCAATAGCTAATGCTATTATTGAATTTAACAGTGGTTTATTAACTCAAGATGAACTTTATCAAAAACTAGAACGAGATATTGATAATGTATCTGTTAAAGTTTGGCGTGAAGATAAATCTGTTCCATTACCTACTTATGGTAAAGAAGGCGATGCCTGTTGTGATGTCTATGCTAAGAATATAGATTATGATTCAGATAAAGATAGATTTATCATTCATACAGGATTACATTTTGCTCTTCCTGATGAATATGAAATGGAACTTCGTCCACGTAGTAGCAATACTAAAACAGATTATTATCTACCTAATAGTCCTGGTACTCTTGATTGGGGTTATAGAGGAGAACTTCTTGTTATTTTCAAGAATCGTACTTCTCGTCAATTAATTAGAATTATTAGTACTTTTGGTAATGCTTTTAACGATATTGTTACACGTGTTAAACACGAAAATGCTTATAATTCTATTATATGTGCAAGACAAGAGTTTAATAAGTTAATTGAGAAAGAAGGATGTCCTTATAAAGTAGGCGATCGTGTTTGTCAACTTCTTGTTCGTCGTCGTGAGAAGATTACTTGGGATGAAGTTGAAACTCTCGAAGAGTTAGGAACTACCGAACGTGGTGCAGGTGGATTTGGACATACTGGTAAATAATATATTAACTTAATTATCGTAATTAAATGAAAGCAATTGGAATTAAAATGGTTGAACTTCAACCAATGACTGCAAAAGAAGCTAATGATAAAGGTTATAAAATTGGTAATCATTCTTTTGAAGAAGAAGGCTATGAAGTTACTTATCCAGATGGATATAAAAGTTGGACACCTAAAGATGTAGCTGACAATGCTTATTTTCCTCTTTCAGAGAATAACAATGGTACTAAGATTCTTAAAGAAGATGTTGAGAAGTTTATTACTGATGTAGAAGTAATGACAGTTGGTGAAAAGACTACTGTTGTTAATGCTCATACTCTTACTGGCTTTGATACAGTTCGTCATTCTTCTTGTGTTGACCCAAAGAATTACAGCGAAGAACTTGGAAAACAATATGCTATGGAAGAAGTTGTTAATAGTCTTTGGAGTCATCTTGGTTTTGTTCTTCAATGGGCTAAATATGGTCTTAATGCTAAATCTAAAGAAGAAGAAAACAATGAAATCGCAGAATAAGTTTATGCGCAGTCAAATTCGTAGAGCTATGAGATGTGTTGCATCACTTCCTAAACTTAAAGCTCGTAATAATATCTATCTGAAACTACAAGAAGTAGAGAAGAAATATAAGAACGAATAAGTAATAATCATTTTAGTTATACATTATGAGTACTAGTAGAAATACTAGTACTCTTATTTTATAATACTATGACAAAAAGAATAAGCATTAAAGTAAAAGCCTATCAATCTAATGGATTTAGTAGAGCTTGTAAGAATTGTATTTATAGACCTTGTACTCCAATGCAATCAAATCTATGTACTAAAGCATATGTAGAAGGTTATATGAAAGGTTACAAGAGAGCAAAGAAAGATATTAAAGAAAGAATAATATGACACTAGAAACTGTTGGAATAATTATAGGAGGATTAATATTTGCATCAATACCATTTGGAATGTTAATCTATTGTATTGTAAAAGAATTAGCTGAAAAGAAGTTATGGGGATATTTATTATTCATAGTAATAATGATAATATTGTTTTTAACGAAATCTTCCATAGAAACTTCATAATAGATTAGAACTATTGATAGTAGTAATACCGTTGATAGTTCTTTTTTTTTATGTTGTACTTGGATAAAATCAACGTATTAATGATAGTTGTGTTGCTGAACTTGCCTACGCTCGCAAAGCTCGCTAAATCCCCCATAAAGGAGTGGAATTACTGTTAACCCAACTCCTTTATGGGGGAAGAAAGCGAGCCGATAGGCGAGCGAGATATAGTAAAGCTAAGTTAATTAAAAATTTAATAGTATATTTGTATACTTAATTAATTACAATATGTTAGACATTAAATTAACAGAAAGAGAAACTATTGAATTATTTAATTTGATAGAAAGAGAATTAACAAAAATAGAGTCTTATAATCTTGAAACAATAAGATATAAGTTAAAATCTAGTATTAATAAATATATCAAACTAAAAAGTAATAGAAATGTTTGTACTATTAACAAAGATGAGTTAAAAGAAATTCTTAAATATAAACTCAAACAATAATACTAACGGCACTGGGGATAGTGTTCATGGAAGATGTTCTTCGTTAGATAGAACATTTGGGAACTTTTTGGATATAGTGAGGTCATAGACGGAGTAAATAGTATTCGGCTCTTTTTTGGGTAGTGAAGCTAAATCAATCGCTATTGACAATCATTCTACTAATCCTTGTAGCTTTGTTTCTATTTATCGTCCGAGGTTTTGCACTAGGGCGGAGACACTGCCTAAATGAAATAGTACTTATAAGTACTAAGACTAATCGAGTTCCCTAGCTCTCCACACTACACGCAACTAATCTAGTTAGTCAGATAGCAAATGCTAAATCTCGTACAACAGTCCGAGACGGTAGGTACTTGTTCACTGCAAAGGTAGCAATTATTTTGATATAAACAATAAGCCGGACTACTTTCACAAGCAATCCGGCTTTTCCTATGAGTTGTAATATTAAGTAGTTAGTTATTCTTCATCTTCATCAGTAATCATATTAGCAACAATTTGACCTAGACCACTAAATGGACTACTACGAACTTTATAGTAACTGTTGTTAGCACCAAGTCTTTGATGTTTTATAATTTGATTAACTAATGGTATCTGTTTCATTATATTAACTTTAAGTTTATTCTCACCTGAATAAGTACCTGAATTATAATATAAATCATCAGGATTACCAGTAACTATATAACTACAACAAGCCTCTAGTAATTTAAGATTATCAGATGCGATACTTAACGCAGCAACAGGTTGACTATATAGTTTCTTACCTTCATTAGCTATACCCCATGGAGTATATTGAATAGTTTCAGACATTAGACGGTCAGCACTATATAAGATATAATCTGCTACTTGCGTAGAATCATCGTCATCGTCAAGCATTAACTTACCAACTACGAATAATGCTACTGCTTTAGTAATAGCTATCCATTCACCCAAACATCTACGAATATTAGCTTTATCATATTCAGGAAGAATATTATAATAAGTAGTAAGATTAGCTACAAAATCTGCATAACCTTTAGCAATACCTTGAAGAGTACGAACAGCTTGAAGTTCGTTACTATCATTAAGTTCGTAGTACTTCTTAAATGGCATTGCTATAAACTCTCCTAAACTAACATAAGTTCCTTTACTAATAGATTCTCGAGTTTCATTATATATACCGTCAAAGTGACCCAAACGATAACCAAAACGTTTTTGATAACCAGGAACTAAGTGTTTATGGAACTGCATTAGTAAAGCTCCCCACCATGATTGTTGTAGCTGATTAGCACCAATCTTATCATAGATACCATGTATCTGATGATTAACTGATATAACCTTATTACGGAAAGCTGCAATATCATCATTAGTAAGACCGCTATCTTTCTTTAGAGTAGCAACACCATTCTTCAATATAAGACTTTCTCTAAATGAAGGATGTTGTTCAAACTTAATTCGTTCTTCTTTAGTATTTTCCTTATAAGTAGTTTTAAACTCTTGTCTTAGTTCTTTAGGAATCGAACGTAAGAAATCAGTTATTATATCAGCTTTAAACTTAACATAACGTTCTTTCTCAACATAAGATTCAAGTACTTTATCTTTAAAGGTTTTGTACTTAGCAACTAGTTCGGGATTATTCTTACGAAGAACTTTAAGTAACGCTTCTTCTCTAAGATTTATAGCATACTGTTCAAATGACATTATCTTATTTTTGCCATCAACATTGACTACTCTATGAGAATGAAGCATAGCTAATAATGTAGTATTCTGCATATAATGCTCACCTGCTGTCTGTTGGATAAACAATAGGTTTTCTAATTTACCCATTGGATTACTACCTTTACCATAACGTTCTGTTACCATATCAGATTCAATAACATTAAATAATCTAATAATAGCATTAGTTTCATTATTAGTAGTTTCATTATAGGCATCTGCTAGATAACTACCTACATTCTGCATCCATTCATTCTCACCTTTACGGAAATCTTTGTATTTAAAGAATTGTCCGGCAGCCATTTCCATTTGTATCTGTGTCTTACCATATAATACGTTGGCAATACCACCAGTAACGTTTAACATCATAAACTTACTAGATACCATATTACGCATAACACGAGATACTTTAGAACGAGTACCTTCATCCATTTCAAATTCATTAAATACTAACTTACGAACTTGATTCTCAAAGTGCTTAACTATATTAGAATCATCACTTTTAGTTGTGCGTATTTCTTGTTTACCAGTAATTCTACTAAGTAATCTATTATCCATAAGTTTATCGTTAGGATTTCTCTTAATAATATCCATATTACGTAATTGATTACTAGTAATTTTAGCTAATCTAGCTATATCATTACGAGTATTAAAGTTATACATACTATCAATAAATGAATTAAGTCTTTCAAGAACATTAGGATTATTACGCTCTGCATTTTCCTGCGCCCTTTGCTTACGTAATTCATTATTCTTAGTTTGTGTTTCACGAACATAAGCTAGATATTCATCAATAGTTTCACCTTCTTGTTTCTCACGAATAGGAAGAAGTTTAATCTCTGATAAACTATGTAACATAGGAGCATTACTAAATCTCTTATATAGATTAAGCTCTATATCAGACTTATTAGGAGTATCATACCAACCATGACTACGTTTAAAGTCTTGCCAATAGTCAGCAAAACCTTGACTAGGTTGTTCAATAGCTTGATTAGGTAAATAACCACGATTAATATAAGCACGACTACGTTTATCTTTAACAAGTTCATTAAGAAGAGAATCTACTTCGTTATATAACTGTTGCTGATAATTATTCATTCCATAATACTTATCATTACGATATTTATTAGTAGAAGGTTGTAGTTTAACTTCATCGTAGTTAGGATTCTTATACTGCTCTTTAACTTTAGTTTCTAACCATTTGTATTTAGCACTATATTCCATGTTGTTAGCTTCATCCTTAACTACCATTTGTCTCCAAATAGGCAACGGTTCATATTCTTTAGTAATAGGATTAACAACATGGTTATCAATATACCATTTATCAAATACTTCTTTACCCATCTTATTCATAGCTACATACATGGCTTCGTAGTAAACAGTATTGATATAACTAACATGATTATCTAACCATTCTTGAGCTTTCTGTTCATTTGGCTTAACACGACCAACAGCAGCAGCAAACATTTGCTCCTGATGTTTCTTTAGATTAGCTATTTGAACATCGGTAAACTTAGTACCATCAATAACTCCTTCTGAATCATACTTACCATAAGCCATAGTACGAACGAAACTATCGAAAGGATTACCTAGACGAGTGTCCATATAGGCTTTCTTTAGTTCATCTAAGAACTCTCCTTTTAACTTATAATCAGTATTAGCCTTTAACCATTCTACTGATTCTCTATAAGTTTCAGAAGTTTCAGGATATTGTAAACCTTCAATAGCTTGTTTATAACGAATAGTAAAAGCATCTTTAGGTTTACTTTCTTTATACTTATTATTTAACTGACGTCTACGTGATAAGTAATTATTAACAGCATTAGCTTCTTGATAATTCTCTTTATAATTACCATCCATATCAATAGTGGCTCGCATTTCTGCTAACTCATGTCTAAGTTCTTCAAGTCTTCTTGCGTTTTGAACAGTAAGAGTACTATAATCATTATCAATCATCGTACTTAATATATCTCCTTCCTCATGTAATATCTTCATTAACTTAACATAAGTTTGAGGATATTTATTAAGTATTTGGTTCATATTATAATAGTCTTGATAGAATTCTTTATTGTACTCACGTTCTACATTATCTATTAAGAACTTCTCTAATTCGTCTTTAGCTTTCTTATATATAAGCCCGTCCCGACCGTTCGGGTCGTCAATTTGAGCCAATTTTACAGCTTCTTTTAGCGACCTTAGTTTGTCGGTGAACGATTCATTATACGGCAGCAAAAGGTTGCCATTTTCGTCCAAAATATCGTTCAGAGACACGTTTATACCGTTGTTTTTTGCGTCCTCGATAATCGTTGAAATAGCGGTAGTAAAGGCTATCTTCTTATCACGAGCACTAATCTCACTAGCTCTTAACTGATTCATCATTTGTTTTAGAACTATCTGAACTATTGGAATATGTGTCTCTTGACTATCGGCTAGCCAAAACTGGAAGAAGTTCTCATCTTCAAATGCTTCTGTAATACTAAGCATATTAGATTGAACACGAGGGTCACTAGAAAGACTAGTAATATAACTATCGAAGTACATCTTAGTACTACGTTTAACTACATTATCTAAGTCTTTGATACGTTTAAACTTATCTTTAATTTGTTTAAGCATATCGTTAGTTCTACGTAGACCTTCTATTTCTTCTTCTGTCTCACTTACACTATGAGCTTCATCAATATCATAAGGTTGAATAGCTTCAATAATAGAATAATCTTCTACAAATCTATTAATGTCATCTAGGAACATTTCATAACGAGTACGTAATGTTTCATCTTCTAACATACGGTCGAATAACTTCTTATTAGTTATACCCCATTTCTCCATTACTATCTTATTACCATTTTCATCTAATTTATAAGTACCATCGGAATTAGTAACATAAGTAGTATAGAAATTATGAATATCAAATAAGAAATCATCAATACGTCTATTAGTATAACCGTTAATGATTTTCAGTGCTTGCTCACGTAAGTTATCATTTAACTTAGTAGCTGTATTAGAACGTAAGTCAATAGAGGCGAATGAACGGAAAGCATCATTAAGAGCTGCTTCTTCAACATTAGCATTACTTCTCTCAACACTTTCAATTACACGAGAAATATATTCATTGATTTCTCTATCATTATCTACTAATGCTGATTCAAGTACATCTTCGTTAATAAAGTTCTCTTCTGTTTGAACTCGAATAATATTATTATTAGCGAACTTATCTAATCTAGCATTTTCTTTAACTACTTGAGTTAAAGCATTACGTCTAGGAAATTCTAGTTGAGATACACTATTAATAACAGTCTTTCTACTATATGAATAATCAGGAGCAAGATTAACTGACTTAGTAGTTATACGTCCTAAATTAGTAACAATATAAACATTGCCTTCTTTCTCATATCTGAAATATCCATTAGGTCTAAAACCAGTATTATCTATTACTGTTTGTAAAACAGGAACAAATCCAATACCATTAACATTTACGTCATTAATAGTTTGATTAATGCTAGCTTTAAGTTGAGCATAATAAGGAGATTCAGAATTATCTGATTTCTTCTTTCTAAGTTGAACTTCATTAGCATCTAACTTAGTCATAGCTGCTTGTAATCTCTTAGCTGCAATATCTGCATTATTACGTTCATTAATAATCCTACGAATATTATTATAGTTCATATTAGGAGCAGCAACAACATAATCATGAACACCAGCAGCATCAAGAGATTCAATAGTTTCTAATAGAGTATTATTATCAGTAATAGCCACAATGTACTTGCGAGAAGTATCAATTTGTCGCTCCTTTATGGGGGAAGTCAAGACAGTACTATTAGGAAATACTTCTTCAATTAATGTATCAGCTCCCTTTTCAAATACAGTAGGAAGAACCATAAACTTACGAGTATCAGAAGTAATACCAATATTTACAGAACTAATAAAAGCAGCATCATACTGATTAATAGAAACATCTTCTAATATATCTAATGGAAGAAACATTCTATTATTATCGGGATTAACACTTACTTCTCCAATTTCATTCTGTTCTAATGGATTAGTAGGTAACATATAAACAGTATCATTATAATATACTAGTTTATATAATCGTAGAGTTTTGTTATTATCATTAGTCTTAGCATAATGACGATACCTACGGTTATTCTCACTACCAGTAATCATTCCACGTTCTTGTGCTTCCTTAAAGCTAAGTTTTCCAACACCTAATCTATTAAATGTTATCTTATTAGATTCTTTATATTTCTTATTCTCAAATACTAATACATCAGGATTATTAGGATTAGTTCTAAAGAATAAGTCACGTAACTTCTCAATAGTAGCTGCATCGTTACTAGCTCTTTCATAAGTTCCTGTCTCACTACCATATTGAATCATGCTATTAATAGCTCTATCTGAATCGTTAATAATATTAGTAGCTGAAGAAACTCCATTATCAGAATCAATACCAGTATCTTGTCCATATAATAATTCAACAGGAATAATTTTACTAACCGTACCACCTTTAAACTTATAACCTTCTACTACCATAGAATATCTTATCAAATCCATAGTAGCAAGTTTAATAAATGGATTATTACTATGCCAAGCATTACGGAACATTTGATATTGAGATTCAGTAGATATAGTACTATCAACAATAGTTATTCTATCATAACTATTACGACGACCTTTATATTCAACATTTAGGTTCTTAAATAGATTATTATCAGAAGTATATCTTTGAATTAATACTACTTTATTAGCAGGAGATAATTTCATAAATGCTTCTACGTTCTTTTCAGACATATCAGACATATCGAAGCTACCTACTATATCAGTATATCCATATAATCTAGCACGAGTATCTTGTTGGCTACTAATAAGATTTATATTATAGCTAGGTATAAACTCATTATTACTTCTAGTTATAAATCTATTAGTATTAACAAAGTTAGACTGTGCTTGGCTCATATTAATAATGAAACTCTCTAACTGCTGAATAGTTTGAAGATTACGAACACCAAACTTATTTACTAGTTCACGGAACTGTGGTGTTTGAGTTTTAAATATTTCGCTATCACGAATAATCTTTTCAGTAGCTATACAACTATATTTCAATTGATAATATAAAGAAGGATATACTGATTCTGAATCATCTTGATTAATATCGTTAATAGTATTGAAACTAATCTTAGGATAAATAGCATCTATAAGATATTTATTACCTTCTTCTGTAACAGCTTTAAGAACAGGATTACCTTTCTCAGTACGAGTAATATTACTTTTTTTAATATCTGTAATACGATTAATTACATTGTCAATTTCATTAGCAGATTTACCAGCACCAAACTTATCACTAGTAATAACCATCATATTAGCATTGATTTGGTCACCTATCTCTTTGAAATATTCAAATGCTCTTAATGCTTTAATTTGATATATAAGATTATCAGCATTAGTAGAATCTATATTTTCTACATTATCTTTAAGATGTTCTCTTAATTCTGTTACTCGTATTCCTTCTTCAAGAAGTTCATCTTCGTTAATACTTATTCCTTTAGCTTCAAGCATTGACTTAATATCTTTAAGACGAGTTCTTTTAGTAATACTGTTTGCAGGAATACCGAGAGATTTAGCTAATCTTATATACATATCTCGTCTCAATCCTATAAGAGGATTAAATCCAGTTTCACCGAATACATTATCGTTAGCATTTTGTCTAGTAATAAGTTCGGTTATTACAGGTTGATTAACGAATAAGATAGAAGTTTCATAGTTTGCACCACAATCAACAATAGACTTATATACATCGAAAGTATATAAATCAACATTAGGTACACCACCTTCTTTTACACCGTCAAGAATAAGTGCAGTAGTTTCAGAAGAGTAAGGAGTAATTAAACGATTATCTATATTAAGATTATCGTAACTCCAACCTAATTGATTATGGTCTACCATTACTTCTTTTCCACTTCTAGTTACGTCTCTAAAACGTTTTCTTAATTTTGCTTGAGCGTCTTTGGCTTCTTTCTCTGTATTATATGTATATACAAACCTAAAACCACCATGAGCACCGTCAATAATAGTCTTAGCTTTATTACCAATAGAGGCAAAGTTGTCACGATTAACAGAAATAGCTTTAAGACGTGCACCGGACATATTAGCATCACGATACCAATTTTGAGCAATTACTGAATTAATATTACGATAAGTCTCTGATAAACCTTCAAAGATATTGCTCTTTGCAGCTTTAATATCTTCAAAGTTACTAGACGATAAGTTCTCACCAATAGATACTGGTAGATTCATTATATTAATAAATGTATCTACTATCTTATTGTTACGAGCATCACGAGTATTCTGTTGAGCTATTGTTAGTTGACTAAATTCTTCAAGAGATATAGCACCTACTATTTCGGCTCTTGCTTGAATAGTTTGTTCTAATCTAGCTCTACGAGTTTCATCAGCATAATCAATAGCTAATTGTTCAGCATTATCTTTTACATTTTGATAAAATTCTCTTTGCTCATTAATAATAGATTGAATATTACGATACTGTTGTGCAAACTTAGCAACACTATTATTATCTTTATATTCATTCTCATAGAAGCTCATTTTACTAACAGTAGCATCTACTCTTTCGCCAAACTTTAATTCTTTTGATTTAAAAGTAACAGTAAGATTATCTTTTACTTCTCTTGGAAGTAATATCCATGTTTTGTCTGTTTCAGCTATTAAATCTCTAATTTGGTCAGTTAAGAATTTATCATATTCTTCATTAGCTTTAAGAACAGTTTCTCTTGCAGCTTTACGAGCTTCTTTAAATTCTTCTTTAGTAAATTCAGAACTAGTAGCTTTACGAGTTTTTTTATCTATTAAAGAATTTATATAACCAATATATCTATGATAAGTAGATACTTCGTCTTCTCCTTCTATATATTTGACTTTATGAGGTTTACCATTTTTATCAAAATAAGCAGTATGATAAATACCGTAGATACTATCAATATCGAAGTCAGCACCAGTTTGTAATACCCATTCATCAGGAACAACAATAGTAGAACCTTGAGATTCGTCTAACAAACCTACTACTTTCATAACAGCAATAGATTGTTTACCTTCTGTTGGAATACGATAACCAATCATAGTATCTAATCCAGCAGCTTGCAAATCTTCAATAGTTACTTCGTGTATAAGATTACCTTCTGCATCATAAGTATTATAAGCCTTTACCATCCATTTAGGTAACAATATCTCTACTATCTGATTACCGTCTTTATGATACGTTAGTTTACGACCAAGAGAATAACCGTGTTTCTCTTCTACTCTAGATTGCATCAAATCTCTTAAATCACTACGACCTGATAGTTCGGTCATACCAATATCTGAAACTTGACTAGCATGAAATCCTGGAAGTACTTGTCGAGTAACACGATTAGTAAATATACTATTTACAATATTTTCTATCTTGCTACGAACTAGATTAGTCCAAGCAGGCATATAAGGCAATCCAGTTTCAGGATTTATTTCAGCATACTTGCGATAATTACTGTCTAATCCTCTACGAGTTAACTCATCCTTAATAAGAGATATAAATTGATTATTATCTATCTTAGCTTGATTACCTTCATATACTACATTACCTTTGGCATCAATCTCTACACCAATACGAGAAGCAGCATCTTTAAAACTATCTTGAATATTAGCAGTAAAGTTATCAAAGAAATCTTTAATAAGAGATTGACCTTCGGGAGTGTTACCAATATTATCTATTAGCTTCTTAACAATCTGCAATCCTGCCTTATTCTCACCGTCCATGTGTTGAGGAATATCTTGCTGGGTATAAAGATTAGAATACCAACCAGTTTTATACTTAGTTTGAACATCCAAGTTAAACTGTTTTAACTTCTCTTTAGAGGGGAATTTCCCATGAGAATCCCAAAATTCTAGTACTCTATTAGTAGTAGCTTTTTCAGTAGTAGTAAAGTTAACCTGACCTATATTATTATCAGTCATATATTTAGCTAAAGCAGCAAGTTCACTATTGCCTAAGAATCTAGGTATAAGTACGAACTCTGCATTTTTAATCTGAATAGGATTAGCTAACTTAGCATCATTATCTATTTCTAAGTCATAATAGAAGTTCTTTTGAACTTGTATCTTCTTAGATAATTCTCCTAACTTAACATTGTCAATAGGCTTAGTTTCGTCATAAAGAGCTTCGATTAAATCTTTATAACTATCATACTCTCCACGTAGATACATTCTACGAACAAATTCATCAAGAGTAATAAACGATTGAGCATCTGTTACTTCTGATTTATCCTTAGAGAACTGTTTAAGTATAAAAGCTCTAGTCTCTTTAGATACATTAGCTATATCTAATTGCTTCTTTAAATCATCTAGAACTTTACCGCTACTTTGAACATCTTCAAGAGTAATATATTTGAAACTACTATCTACACTAATAGTCTTATTAGGAGAAACTACTATATCTCCCAAATGCTTCTGTACATTGTATAAGTCATAACCTGCATAAGCTAATCCTCCGGCTTGATATTCTTTATTACGTTTAATTGTATCACGAGAATCTTTATAATATGCTTCATCTCCAAAGAACATATCATTAAGATTGTTATATTGAATCTCATAGTTAAGTACCATTTCTGCAATAAAAGCATTAAATGATTCTTGACTAGCGTTCTTATATCTATCTACAAATTCTTTATTAGAACTGTATTTAGCAACAGCTTCTTGTATTCTATAATTAATATAATTATCTATATAATTATAAACTGAATTACGAAGTCCACCAGTAAGCCTAATATTATATTCTCCATTCTCGTCTTGTATTAGCGATATTTCACTATTCTTTCCCCCGTAAAGGAGTGAGAATACATTACCTCCCTCGAATAGCCAGTTCATATCTACTCTTTTGGCTATTTCACTACTACTATATTTATAGTTGTCAATCTTATTGACTTTATCAATAAGTAAACTTCTAAACTTAAATACATTACCAGTAGGATTGCCATTTCTATCAAGAATACTTTTACGATAATGATAATTAAGTCTAGCTTCTGATTTACGTAAATCTTTAAACTCTTCTTTTATCTTAGGTTTACCGTTTTCATCTGACACAATAGTTACTACTCCATTTTCAACAGTTGTCTCGAATAAGAAGTTAATAGCTTGCGCCATTTCTGCTAGTTCTTTAGCATAAATATTAGCATAAGCTACATATATTGGATGTCCATGATTAATAGAACCATTAGCATTAAATAGTCCAGTATAATCTAACTTATAACTATTAAATACGAAAGTCTTTGGAGCATCAGAAGGTGTTTGGGTAAAGAACTTAGATTTCTTAACTCCTTTAGCCATCTCATAGTTATCTCCGTTGTTAGCGTATTCATTTAGAGTAATAATATCCCATTCAAGAGCATTAATATCTTTATAAGACTTAGCCTTTCCTGTAACTTCATTACTAACACCATTATACAATTGTGCACCAAATTCACGATAATATTCAGTAAGTTCGTAACCAGTATCAGTAAGACGAAGTAGACCGGGAATTACTTTACCATTAGATAAAGTCTTTTCAATAAGTATATTACTATATTGATATTGAGGAATATTGGTAAACTTAACTAGATAGTCACGAAGTTCAGTATTAGCAGTAGGATTATCATTATAACGATTATCGTTAATTCTTTCAAAGAACTTACTAATATAATTATTCTTTAGAATATCACTAACTAGATTATTCTCTGCATTAATACTATTAAATTCAGAATCTACTATTTGATAGTCTTTAAATTTATCAGATATACGATTAGCTATATTATTAGCATAACCGCCTTTATATTGTAGTTGAGACTTATCAAACGGAACTACTGTATATTCTTCATCATTCTTAGCTTTACTATATTCACCTGCATAATATATACGTTGTGCTTCATTATCTATCTTTAATATATTAGATGCATTAGCTACAACTTTATTAAATTCTAGCAAATCGTTGATAAGACTAGTGATATTAGAAAGTTGACTATCACCGAAGCTACGAATGTAGTTAACAACACCCTGCCTATTGATGCCGAAGTTATATTTATTAAAGATTGCCGCAAGCTCTTCCGAGATTTCTTGTATTTCATTTGTATTTGAATTGTTTAATGTGGATAATCTATTTTTAAGTTCTTCTAATACTGCAACATCTCCATTCATAATAGAAGGATTATGAACAAGAGAATCAAAACTATTAAGTATCTTATTTTGCAGATTAAGTTTAGGGAAAGTATTACGATTCTTAGTCACTACATTAGAACCGTCTGCACTTTGAATTACTTCATTACGTTCCCAAATAGATTGTTTTAGTTGAGTAAATATCTTATTTCTTATCTGAATATTAGCTTCATCTTCTAATAGACGAGCGGCATATTCTAAATGAGATACTTCTTCAAACCTTTCAGCAATAGTATGAAAACTCTCTACCATAGCTTCAACGCTAGAGAAGTTACCATAGTTGTTCAATGCTTTAAAAGAACTAGAGAATCCAGCACTTTCAGCTATACCTGAATAAGTATCGCTAGCTGTATCAGGTTTTTCATTAATAAAAGAATTGCTATTAGTTTTAGGTAAACGAGCAAACCATTCTTTTACTTCTTTACTAACATTCTTATCAATGTCTTTACGTTGGTCAGCTAGTTCAGACCAATCAGCACGTAAAGAAGCAATAGTTTCAGGGTCTTCTTGACGACTACCTTGTTCACTATCTTCTTTAGCATCATCATTAGTTTCATAATCCTCGTTAGTGTCTATGCCAAACTCTTTGCTAAGACTAATAACTTCGGGTGAATTAATAACAATATCAAATAACTCATTACGGTTATAATTACCACCATCGTAAAGATTACGAATAATAGTACCGATATAAGCCTTTTGTTCTTGTGTAAGTTTCTTATCATTCTCTTTAAGATGTCGATTAAGATAAGTAATCATAGTTAACTTTACAGCAGCTTGAGGACTTAACTCGTTACCAGCTTTATCCTTTAGGACTTCTTTCTCACCTTTACGTTTTCTATTAGCAAGAGCTTTACGAATACTTCCTTGACTCTTTAGATAAATAGTACTAAGGATATTAATAGCATGGTCTTCCTTTGCTATATCATTACCAAATACACCAGTTCGTGAAGTACGAACGTTCTGAACATAATCTTGAGTATTAATTGTTTCTCTGTTATTATATGCTATAATAGCATTAACAGTGTTTGCATCAATACTCTCTTCATTGAAATCTCTACCAGTCTTTTCTTGATACCATTCACGAAAACTAGTATCTTCGATAGTAGCAAGATATTCGGTAGACTTTCTAACATCATTATTAGTAAGCTCTAATAGCTTATCTAATTTAGGATTACTAGGAGTACAACTCATATACTTTATATTATTAATTAAATAATTACTAACAGTATCAAAGATAGCATTATTATCAACACTATCAAATATATTTATCGAATAGTCCAAAACCATACGTTCCGAAGGCTACCGAATGCCCGTAGACCGCAAAATTCTGCCGAAATTCGCATTTTATATAGCGTCTCGATAGTAAGATAGAGAAAACAGAAAAGTCCCGTAGGCGGCTTTAGAATGGCTCATTCTTAGGCTTTCTACGGGACTTTCGTCTCTAGGCTTATCTTAGTTAGCTACATACAAAACTAAGCTCACCAGTGTCAAACAAATGGCTCACAATAGCCTTTTGACGACTACTTAAACCTTCCACTAAGCTATCGAAGTTATCGACTTGTCGATAGTTATCACTTATAGCACTATCTAAATCTAGGTCTATATCAGGAATATCAAAAGCATCATCAGTAGGAACTCCTGTATCTTCTTCTGCTCTATCAAATACATCATCGTGAACAGTACTTGTAGTACTAGCTGTATCAGATGTTTCTAATCCAATAGTAGATAAACGATTACGAACTTCACCAAGTAATGTATTATCTATATTACCAATCTTACCTATAATCTCTACTAAAGCATCAACAATCTTAGTAAATAGATTATTAGATTCAGTACTAGTTTTAGAATCATATTTAATTCTAGCAAGTAATCTAGCAAATGTACGATTAGTAATAGCTTCAACTACAAACTCCTCAATAGCTACACTTCTAGGTTTATCACTATTTAAGAATCTTCCGTATTCTTCTACTAAAGCAGAATCCTGATTAATAAAACTACTAAACTTATCATATAGGTCACCAAATGATTGCTCTATATTAGCACGTTCATCATTAAGTAGATAATGAACACCTTCATGTATAAGAGTAAGTACTTTACGTTCAGGTTCAAGAGTATCGAATCTATTAGTAAGAGTAATAGTATTACCACCGGCAACTATTCCTGCAAATCTACCTTTTTCACCTACTATTTCAATATCAGGATTAAGAGCAATACCAGCAGATTCTAATGCCGAAACAACAGATAATAGATTAGGATTAGTAGTATTAGCTTGTGCAACTTCCATAAGAGTACCTACTTGAGGAGCACTATCTTGACTAGCAAGTGGGTCAGGTGTAGCAACAGGAGACACAACTTGCTGTTCCTCTATGGGGGAAACAGCGGCGTCAGCCGCGTTAGTACGACCAGCACTACGACTAGGATTCATAAGAGTAATATTACGATTATATACATCTCCTACATAATTAAAGTTACTAATGATATTATCTTTACTATCAGTAACATTTCCTAAATCAGTAACCAATACTCCGTCCTTAGCTACAAATTCTTCATAACTACTATAACCAGTATCAAACCATTCGTCTTGAAGTATATTAGGTATCTTAGCTTGTAACTTGCCGTCTACAACTCTAAATAGATTAGATTCACCACGAATAGCTGAATTAACAACATTACGAGTAAGTAAAGCATATACTTCTTGCAACATTTTACTAAAATTACCATGATTATTAGTAGGAACAAAACCATTAGGCATACGAGCCATAAGTCTTCTAGGTTTAAGTTCACCAGGAATAGAGAAAGCTACATTTCTATCTTTAAGATTAAAATAAATAGTTGGCGCAACTCTATTAATAGGTATTAAAGCATGACCTCTTACTTCATAACCGTACAGTACTTTCTGTTTACCTATATATTTAGATACTTCTTCTAATAGTTGAGTATGAAGATTTTCATTGCCTTGTAGAGTAGCATCTAATAAAGAATGAAGTAGTTTATCTAATCCTTCGTTAAACCTCTTAGTATATTCAGTAGCACCAGTTTCACTATTACTCATAGTATTCTCACGACTAGGAACTGCAATAAGTCTTCCTTCTGAATCTTTAATAGTCATACCTACTACATTTCTAGGAATACGACTAGCCGCAATAATAGTATTGGTTTTAATATCAGCTACTCCGCCGTCAACTCCTACTACTAAACGATAACCGTCAGTTGCTTCACTAGTAGTAACATCTCCAAACTTACGATATATAGGATTACCTTGTTTATCTTTAGCATAAATAACACTACCTGAACTTGTACGTCCAACAACTAGACGTTTCTTTTTAGACTTAGTTTTACTAATAGAGGACTTTAAGTTATTAATGTCCGTATAAGACTTCTTGAGTTTATTCATCCAATTAGTTAACGAATCGTTAACAATGGTACTAAAATCAGACTGATTAACATTAAGAGCATTATTAAAGAATATAATACTATTAAGATGTCTAATCCTATCTAATAGATTAGTTTGAGTATCACCGAATAAACTAGTTAGATTCTTCCAGTTCTCATTCTCTTGTAAAGCATTAAGCTGATGTCCGAATGTTCCTTCAACTTCAGGGTTATTACGAACACGATACAAACGACGTATATTATTAAGCAGTTGTATAAATTCTTTAGCACTTTCATCTTCATTACTAATAATAGATTGAAGTTGAGTTATGAAATCTATACTGCCATCTTTAACAGTATATCTCCAACCTTGATTCATAACTTCAACATTACCGTTATTATAACCAATCTTAGGAAACTCTCCTATTTTAATTCCGCGAGACTTAACTATAAGATTATTATTCTCATCTAATTCTACACTAACTGTATCATTAGATTTAAGTTGTCCAATACGAGAATAAACTTTACTATCGCTTAGATTAACTAAATTAAAGAAATAACCATTATCTTTAGCTCGTTGTTTATCTTCTGCAATAGCATTTTCTAATGTCTTACTTGCAGACTGTATAATATCAGAAGGCGTCTTAACTTCTGTATCAACATTAACTATCTTACCGTTTACTATTTGACGATTAGCTAGAACTTTAATATCGTTATATAGATTAATAGCTCTAGGATTAAGTTGTTGTAGATATATCATCATATCATTAAGACTAGTAAAAGTCTTACCTTCTACTTCATTACCTTGTATCTGATTATACAAGTCTATGATAAGATTGATTTCTTCTATACGTTGACGCTGACCTTCCAAATCATTATCAGATATGGATGATTCAAGAACTGTATTATCAGTTCCAGTATCTTCTTTCTTGGAAGTATCTACAACAGTAATATCTCCAATAGCAATAGCTGCATTAAGTTCTTCAATAGTGACATCAGCAATTATATTGCCTTTAGTATCTAATCCGTCAATACTTACATTTCCGAACCTACTAATACGAATATCAATATCATTAACTTTAACTGGTTTTCGAGATACGTCACTAAGACTTGCAAAAGGATTTACTATCGTAAATTCAAGATTACCTATATTAGATTTATTTACAATACCTGAATTAGATTGAGATACTACTTTGTCTAACGTTTTCTTTAATTTCTTCTCTTTTGCAGTCTTTGGTTTAGGTCTAGGCTTAGGCTTAACTTCTAGTTCTTCTTGAGTCGTCGCTTCGCTCCTCCCTTCCCCCATAGAGGAGGTTTCTTGCTGATTCTCCGGCTGTCTTTGCTGTACTTCATTCTGTATAGCTAACTTATTTCTTCTCTTAGTAATAGCTTCTCTTAGATTACTTATTTCATTCTTACCATTCTCTGAATTAGTTAAAATACTAACAGCATTAGATAAACTTTTATTTCTAGTATTCTGACTTTCTTCATCAGTAAACGCATTATCTAGTACTTTCTCAAGATTACCAAGCTCTTCTTCATTAGCCATATTAACAAAGTCATTAAGATTCTTCTTTGCTGATTTAACTAGATTCTTAGCTGCATCTTCTAATTCTTTCTTACGAGTATCTTCAAATTCCTTAGCTTGTTCATTAGTAGTAATAATACGAGAACGATAATTATCTCTACGAATTTCATCAAGAAGTATCTGTCCCATATTATCCATATACTCTGAATTAATATTACGAACTTGTTTAGCAAGAGTACCAAGACTAAAGTCTTTACCTGCCTGTTTAAACAGAGCCACATCATTTTCATCAAGTTCTTCTATTTGTTTCTTGATTAAGTTATTCTGTTCTTCGCTACCTTCTATTCCTAATGCAATATTCTCTACACTACGAACATTATCTAGGAACAAACTTTCCATAGGACTTAAACCTCTTCGTAAGTCTGTAACCTTAGATTCGATTACTCGTGATAAATCAAGATATTGACTAGCTTGCGCTCTATCTAAAGGATTGTTACTATTCTTTAGACTATTATAAGTAGACATTACTTCTCTACGATACTGTTCTAATATACCTAACTGCATACGATTCTTAGCCATTGGGTCAAGAACTTCATTAATAGCCGGTATGCTATTCTCTAATTGAGATTGAATAGTATTAAGTCTTTCTACTCGTTTATTTAATAAGTCCGCTTCTTGTGCATTAACTATATTCTCTGATATAGCAACATCTAGTAAAGCATCATCAATATTAGAACTTCGTAATGCAGTAGAATAATTAACGTATCTATCAAGAACAGTACGCATAGTTTTCTTTAATTCTTGCGTATCTCTATCGTATTCAGTATCATCTACAAGACCTGAATCAACTAGTTTCTTCTTTAGTCTAGAGTCTTCAATATAATCTTCAAGTAGTTCATAATTACCTGAACGAATAGCATTTAAAGTAAGAGTAGTAGTAAACTTCTCTTTAGCCGCTGCCCGCAAATCTTCTTGTTCTTCAGGGCTAACCTTAGTATAACGAGTAGTACCAACTGTTGGGTCTTGACTAACAGTACCGTCATCTAAATAAGTAATAGGATTACCATTAGCATCACGTTCTATTTGATATGGATTTTCACCATTATCAATAATCTGCATCTGACGAGCATACTCATTGAATACCTGTTCACGACCATTTATTTCAGCAATACGTTGTTTCTCTTCTATATTACCACCTTTACGATTATTAATGGCCGACATAGTACCACCAAAAGTAATACCGCCAATAACTCCCCAAAGTGCAGCATTGTATAATTGAGGATTCTGCAAGTACTTCTCTATTCTATCCATAGAAACAGCACCATTATATTGTCCAGCTTGACCTAATAGGTAACGACCATATAAAGTACCTTCTTCTTGACCTATAAAGTTAATAGCTTCTTCAATACCTTCGGTTAATTCAGATAATAGTAGATTCTCACTAGAATTAACAAAGCGATTTATTTTACCTGCAAAATCTTTAATAGTACCTTTTGCCGCTTGACCTAAAGTTTGACTAGCAGATTCAACACCAGTAGAAGCTATTCTATCGAGAGCTTGATTCTGTGAATAACGAATACGTGGAGTAATAGCACGATTGACTTGTCCTATTGCTTTATTAACAGCACGTAACTGCATGAAATCAAAGAATACGTTACCTGCGTTATAACCAAAGTTACGCATAGCTGCCTTATCTGCAACTATAAGAGCAGCTTCTTCTTTAGTTCTTTCTTTAGCTTCACTTGCAATATCAGGATTGTTATCTAACCAATTCTGAAACTCTTCATCAGACATTCCAGTAAACAGAGACAATGCTTCGCCTTCTATTTGTTCTGCAACACCACGAGCTTCTTGATAGTTTTCACCTAAACGCATACCAATAGCTGTAATACCGTCATTAGCTAATATCTTTAATCTATTAGCACGATATACATTATCTAATTTAGTAGCCTTCTTTGCCCAATTCATTGCACGATTTACTTTAGAACTACTACGTCCTAATGCTGCAACTCCTTTACCAACAGCTCCAACTCCTTTAGTTAAAAGAGTGCCAGGAATCATTAAAGATAGAGAACTAGCAATACTTGGAACTTGACTAAAGAACCAACCTGAAAAGTCATTCATATCAAATGCTTTATCAGGATTCTCACGATATATAGGAAACAAATCATCACGAATATAGTCAGATATAGCATCACCTGCTCTAGTAATAGGATTACTAAACGGTTTATCATCCCATAATCCAGTAGTAGCTAAATCTACTAACATACCCATGCCACCAACAGTATCTCCTATAACTGTTCCAATAGTTTGACCTAAAGCATTACCTGCTTGTTTCCAAGCTGATTGATTTTTAGCACGAAGAGTTTCTAATTCTTCTCTACTTTGATAACGATTAGGTTCAGCACCATACTTAGCTAAAGAATGATAATCTTCCTCTGTTCCAGTAAAGACTTCTTTACCATTAAGATTACGAAACATGAAGTCGCCTTGTGCAGCTACATCAGGTTTGTATTTAGTAACAGTAGGAGCTTCTTTAGCCATATTAACAGAATTAGCCCCACTGTTTAGTGGAGCTTTTTCTACTGATATATCATCAAATATGTTTGGCATAAATTATTTCATTAAATCGTTCATTTGATTAAGTATCACTTGACTAGGAGATTCACCAGTAAGTCCTGAATACATTCTATTAAAGAATTGGAATACTTGTCTCTTAGTATCAATATCTAATTCTTTAAGATTACCAGTAGCACCTGCCATAATCATAGCCTTCTGCATAAGAGGACGAGCAATAACTTGCTGCTCCTCTATGGGGGAATTTGCAATAGAACCATTCCTTGCACTAATAAGATTTATATCTTCTTTAACAGGAGCAAGAATAGCATTAGCTTGATTATTCTGAAACATACGTTGAAATAACTCATCTTCTGTAATCTTAATTACTGGTTCATCATTAGCGTCTAATATCTGATAGAAACTACCACCATCAGTAACAGCAGAATATGTTCCATCTCCAAATTCAGCATCAGATAAACGATAATTCCTTTTAAGTGCATTATTATACTTAATAGAATTAAGAGTGTCCATTGCTTTAACAGCAGGTAGAGATTTGAATCTTTCTATTTCATCATTAAGGATAGCACCTGTAATCATATAGTCTCCGGCTACTGCATTTTGTATTCTTTCTTCCATTTCAGAATCAGGGTTCTTAGCACTATTCTTTCCAGTCTTAGGAGTATAAGGAATATTTAAGAATACTCCGTATTCCCCCGTAGAAGATGATGAGCACCAGCCGTTATTAATGTTTTTCTTCTTAACTTGTGCTTGAATAGTTTGCATAATAGCATCACGTTCTCTACTATCTTCAACAGGTTCAAGAACTCCTTCGGCATTACGTTTCTTAATAACAATACTTCCAGGATTAGCAATACTAATCATATTCATTACTCTTTCATTGTAGTTCTTTAATTGGTCGTCTTCAAATCCTTGACCAGTAGCAACTACATGAGGCGGTAAATCAAATACATTAACATCAACATAACTAGGCGGTAATGATTTAGATATACGTTTAGTTGCAGCATTAGACATTTGTGCAGCTTTTTCATATACGTAAGCAGGAGAATCTTTAGTACTCTTAGCAGTAGTTATTTCACCTCGTCCTATTGCTCTAAAACCTGCAATACCCATAGTAGTTAAACTACCATATACTTTATTTCCATAGAAAACTTCATCGTTTCTAGTGAATTTTTCAGGAGCATTATTACCAGTAGTAAATCCTACGGGACTAAGTTTAAGAACATCTGCTATTTCAGGAGCCAAACGAATATAAGCATCTTTACTAATACGAATATATTCTTTATCTCCTATTTTACTAAACGACACATCTTGATTAGTCAATCCCATATCTGTTCTAAGTTTAGATATAATAGCAGCTTTGCTACTATCATTAAGAGGATTAACTAGAACTGTATCAAAACTATTGCCTTTAGAATCAGTAAATAACTTATTCATTCTATTAGCATATTCTAGTTGCATAGGATTATTAGTATCAGCCATATCTCCATTACTTAGTCTCTTACCTAAGAACTCCGAAGCATATTGTTCTTCTTGTGTAAGATGTCCTTTCATTGCATCTAAACGATTATTAGCATTAGCTATTCCTCTATAATAAGTATTAGCTTCATCTAATAATTGTTTCTTAGCAGCATCGGATAAAGTTACATTATTAGCAATACCTGAACGTAGTTTACTATATGCTTCATCTAAAGGAAGGGATTTAGATATTCCATAAGAAGAAAACATATTAGATAATTGTCCATTAAGAGTATTTAATTGAGACTGTACTTTAGCCGGAGTATCAGGTTCTACTTTTTCTTTACCGCCAACAGTAGCCAAAGAAGGAAGTAAATCAGGTTCTTTACCAGTCTTAGGTTTAGCAGCAGCTTTACGAGCAGCAGCTAATATATTAAATCCTAATTCAGGATTAATTCTACTTTCAACTCTACGATAAGCAGAAGCAGCATATCTAGGTGCAAATAAGTTCTCTTCAAACTCTTTCTGTGACATAATAGTACCATCAGGTCTAGTAACAGTATTGTTTTTATTTCCCTTATTAGCTTTCCAAACATTAACTTTATAGTCTTGTTCAAGAGAAGCACGAGCACCCGGAGTTTCATTCAAAGCAGATTCAAACGCAGCACGAATCTTATCTGCTGATAATTGTTGAATACCACTAGCTGTTTTAAGATAAGGAACATCACCAGCAGCAATATTACCTTGACCATCTTTAAGATTACCTTCTGCATCACCCCATACTAACTGTTCGCCTGAACTATAATCAACACCAACAGTAGACAATACTTTCTGATATAAAGTATTATAATCTATTTGTTCAACAGGACGATAATTAGGTTGGAATTGATTGCCGCCTATTATTTTGCCTGTTTCATCTGTTTGGTCTTGATAATTATATTTGTTCTGTTCCAATGTATAAGCCTTAACATCTCCGTCATAAGCATCACTACTAGTAACTTCATCTTGGAATTTTTTAAACTCTTGTTGATAACGCTCACGACCAATAAGTCCTAGATTACTAGCAACTTCTCCGGCTAATCTTCTTGCAGTAGTCAATGCAGTAGCATAACTACCTTCTTGAGCACTTGCTTCTATTTGAGCATTAACATCTCTCGAATATTTATCGAGCCACTCATTTTCAGCTTCGTTTAATTGCTTATTAGCAAGAAACGTTTTAATCTGATTACTAGTTTCAATAGCAGTATCATGTTTCTGTTGTAGAGTATTTAACGTACTATTGTAAACATCTAAAGGAGCGGCAACCCGCTCCCTCTTTTGATAACCAGCTGTTCTAATATCTATCGGCATAGTTATATTATTTATAGTTAAGCAATCTTTTTCTTACCACCACATCTGAATAGACTACTACGTACTTTACTCAATCTACCTTTATTCTTATCCATCAATTTTAAGAATAATTCCATTTGTTCAGGATTTGCAGACATTATAGCGGCAGTAGCATTTTCTTCTGAACGTCTCTTATCCATACCTAATTGATAATCTCTAACTGCACTAGTAAGACCTTCAATTATATTAGTACGATTATTAGCTCTTGCTTGAATCTTTTCATTTTCTGTTTGAGTAACTGCATTATCATAAGTGTTTAATACTTGATTGTTTGCAGCTTCTACTCTTTGACGATTAAGAGCGGAACGATTAAGAAGGTTAGTTTCAACATTCTCTTTCATTCCTCTTAACTTATTACGTTCAAGAACTCCACGATTAGCTAAAGATTGAATACGAGCAATCTTTCCTGACGAACTAGAAGTATTAGAATCAATAATTCTAGCCATATTTCTTTCAGAATCTCGACTTTCAGCTAATTGTGGATTTATATTATAAGTAGTTCTCATCCTTGCAGGAATTATAGTTCTAGGTCTAGTAGGAGCTTGAATATTATTAATACTGTTCTTATTAGTAACACCACTTATAATATTACCTAATGCTCCAATACTAGCACTAATAGCTTCTCCGCCTATACCACTCATAAAGTTTCCAAATCTACTAGATTTAGATAACGGACTAGTACTAGAACTAATAGAAGCTCCAACAGGCTTACTTGGAACTACACTATTAGTCTTAACAGAATTCATATTAGCTTTAGTCAAAGCATTAGGAGCAAAACTACTACTATAATCCTTTTCTAAACCAAAGTTATTATAGTTATCCTTTAATAATCTTGTTCTAGAACCAAGAACTGATTTCTTCAATTCAGGATATTTCTTATATACCTTAGCTCTAACATCAGAACGACCATGAAGTCCAGCTAATCTAAGAGCATCACGAGCATCAGCTTTAGTAGGAATAGGATAACTACGACCACCGCCTGCAAAGTCTTTAGACTTAACACTAGGATAAGGTTTCTTATCTGAACCGTAATCTTTCTTACGAGATAATCCTCCTAGCTTTTTCTTACCAGTTATTGTTCTCATATTTCTTTTCTTTTTAGTACCGTCATCGTTAAGACCATTTCTATCTTTAAATGACTCTTGAGCATTAAATACTTTAGAAGGCTTAACACCTTTCTGAACTAATTCAGCCGGACTATTACCATTAAGTATAGGTTGAGCACTGAATACTTTAAGTTGCTTAGGAGTAACTTGCACTACTTCACCGCCTTCAGCTTCAACACCTGTCTTACCTGCATCAATAACAATACCTCCAGTATTGTGTTTACGTCCTTTAAGAAGAAACGAATCTTTCTTAATAGGAATAGCAGTACCACCCTCGACAATACGTAATTCAGTTCCTTTATGGGGGAAGGTTCGTACTTTCCCGCCCTTAGATAAGTATTGGCTTAAGAACTGTGACCTCTCTTCTTCGGACATCATGTTCTCATTTTGAGCACTGGCTAAAGCCTGATTGTCTTGTAGGTTTTGAAGACGCTCTTGTCTTAACCTTTCGGCTTGTTCAGCTTTCTTCTTCTTACGATTGCCTATGATACCACTAACAATACTAGTACCAACAGAAATCGCAGTACCTATAAATGCTTTAGGTCTTTGTTCATTAATACGTTTCATTATTCTCTATATTTATTAACATAACATTCAATCTTCTTAATCTCTATCTTAGCTGTTCCGTCATTAATTACAAAACGCACACCTAGATATTTACCATTAATAAGATTGGATTTAAATGGTTCGTAATTCTTATCAACATCAACAGTCAATTTACCAGTAAGTCTATCTATTGGATAATTAGTAACTACTTCGTTTAGAACACTACGGAAATAATTATAATTCCATTTACCATGTTCATAATAAGGTTTAGCTGTATCGAAAGTATTACGTTCATTAACAGTAATATCTTCAAGTCTACTTATCGAAGTATTACTAAACAATAGTATCTTATTACCTGCAAAGTTAATGTCGTTAGCTTTATATAAGTCATAACTTATGTAGTTAAGTACTTTAATAGTATCGTATTCAAGATTGAATAATACATCGACTACCATAGTATTATTATTGTCTCCTACATAGAAAGGATTCTTATTAGCGGCTATCTCAAAGTCTTTATATTTAAGATAACTCAAAGGCTTTACAAATCCTAATTGACCTATAATATTCTTCTTGTTGAAGGAACTAATATACAAATTAGTTTTTGTATTATAAAATCCTCTACATAAATAAGTATGTACACTTATCCAAGTATTAGTGACGAAATTGTAACTAAGGGTAAAGTCTGAAACATCCCCCATAAAGGAGCAAATCAACCGATTATTCTCCTTATCCATTCCCATTAGTATTTGAGTATTACTAGTTAAATACTCATCTAATATAGACTGTACTCCGTCACCTAAGTCATTTAGATTCTTCTCATCAAATCTATATAACCTCTTCTTACTTCTGTCTAAGAATATATAGCCAGCTTCATTACATACGTATGCTTCAAAATCTTGTAGACCACCATATCCTTTTTCACTAGTAAATACCTCTTGATAATCAATATCAAAAGCATCAGGCATTAACATTTGAACATCTTTGTCTTTAGTATAAAGCGTATTATCTCTATTAAAGATAAACATTGAATGTTCGCAATGAGCTATAAGATAAGTGCCAATACCAATAACGTTAATGATATCACCTTTATTTTCGCTAATTATCTTATAAGCATTAGGTCTAAATATTCGCCATTTATTCTCTACTGATTCATCACTAATAACATCGCTTCTACGAATAGTTTGACAGTATTCTGTAACAAAGTTACTATATAATAATTCATTATAATTAATGAATTTCTTACCTGCATAATCAAGATACATACTACTTATTTCAAATGTATCATTGATAGTAGTAGGTAATAGATGAATCATACGAACATTCTGAACGAAAGAATTATTATCAGTATGAATAGTATAGTATCTTTCATCAGGAGCTGTTTTAATAGTTTTAGCAAATAATGGATATAGCGAATAATAATTAAGAATTATTCTACTTATAGGAGTATTACCTACTCTTTCACTATCCCAATGTACTCTAGGGAAATTAGGATAAAGATTAGTATTATCCGTAGCTTTTTTAGGTATTGGGTCAGTAGTATCATAGTATACACCATTACGATTAAATGCATAAACACATGCTGTCATAAAGTAATAATTATAATTATAGATATAATCTTCATAACCATAATTATAAGTATCTCCTGTTGAACCAACATACTTAATATAGCCAAGTGGAATAAGGTCTTTATTCTCCGACATATATAAGTTATCACTTATATTAAGTAATAAGCTATTTACATAACCTCTACCATTTGCAGTATAGAATCCTAACTTTAATGACTTATTCAAAACAAGATTAACAACAGCTTCTCTACCTGCATTATTATCATCTTTGCTATCAGCCATTATAATAGTAGAGCTTTTAACAGCTCTAATATCTCCAAATTCTTCTGAAGGACGAGATTGATTAAAATCAGTATCACTACTATAATAGTCAGTAAACATAGGACCTTTATAAGCATTACCCATAGTATAACGACTATCGGTAATAAATATATTACCAGCACCTGACTTCTTTATAATATCAAATTCAGGATAATAGAAACGAATATTATTAACTTGTTCATTAAATGCAGTATTAAAATCATCATCTCTACGTACAGGAACACCTTCACTAACTAATATAGGTTCTGTCTTTTCATAAGATATAAAATATCCTACGAACTCTTTTCTCATAGGTATGTTGTCAAATAAGAATTCTATCTGATGAATTCCTCTGTAACTAGGATTTCTAGTTCCTCTAAACATACGATTGCCATTATTGTTTTTATAAAGAGCAATACCATTAGAATTATATTTAGGAAATATATTACAGAATCTTACATTACTAATGCTATCAAATATATTAACTACATCGTGTGCATTATTAGTATTAATATTACCATATTGACTTTTATAAGCATCAAATTTAGTCTTAATATCAGATATTAGAGTGTCTTCATTTATATCCATTGTTAGTGGTGTATTACCTTCATTAGCTGTACCTAAACTAATAGTCTCTGAATAACTCATAGTATTAGGAATATTAATACCGTCAGTAATATTACCATTAGGATATACATAATGTACAAAGAAGTTATATACACATTGATTAATTGCATACTTAGCATAATCTGAATAAAATTTTGTATCTTCAGGTTTAGTTTCACTATCCAATATCTTAGGAGAAGCAAATCCGAAAGCATAACTAATATAACCTTCTTTAGGACCACTAACACGAAGTTCTTTATACTTATCATTATTATGTAATTCAAGGAACTCGCTACCACTAGAACGAATACCACCTTCGCTTATTGCTAATACATTGTCTTTACCAAAAGTAGGAATATCAAGAAGTAAACCGTCATAATTACTAATTCCGTCAAGATTAAACTTCTTATTCTTTTGGAAACAAATATATAAGTTACCTAATACTCCTTCATAGGCTTTAGTACTTTCAACACTTACTCTATCATAAATAGTATAATCTTCATTACCTGTGTAATCATAAGTAGAAACAGTCCTTAGATAATTTATAAATGGAATAACTATCATGAACTCTTTCTCGGCAGTTATAATAGTTTGATTCCCTTCTTCTACTGTTTCTTTAATATAACCAACAGGATAAGCCTTTAAGTCAGTAAATGTTTTAGTAGAACTTAAATCTGCACTAAGACTACTTATAACATTAAAGTCAACAGTATAACTTTCATCAATATTGAAATCGTCATCTGTTGGTTCTCTATCTACTTTCCATTTATATACTGTTTCATGTATTCCTTCAATTTCGTTAATTAAATCTTGTGTAGATTTATTTTCATTGTTGAAATTAACAGATAGATTAGGAAATAATTCATCTATTGTATGTCTACTAGTTTCGCCTTCACTATTAATAATTAAAATAGCATCTTCTCTACGATGCCAATAACTATCGTCTAATCTACTATATTTAGTAGCAAACATAAACTTATTCTTAGATACATCATATGCAATTCTAAGTTTATCTCCTTCGGTTAATCCTCCTTCAGCTTGTGTCTTAACATCATTTATTGCTTCCGTAGGATTAATTGTTTCATATTCATCAATAGTATATATAGTTGAATTAGGAAATTTAGCTTTAATAATATCTAATACTTCTCCATAGTCCACATAAGCTGTTTGAAAAGAACGTCTAAATTTCATTCCTTTATCAACAGGATTTCCAGTAGACATATCATATATTTTATAATAAAAGTCAATAGGATTATAACGGTCGTATTTTAATTTATATGTTTCTTCTCCAATAGTAACATTTCCTAAGTAAAACCACATAGGCTCGATAATTTCTCTAGTATCTATATTTAAGTCAAATTCTTCAATTGATACTACTTTAAAATCGTTACTAAAATCTCTTTGAATATTAGGAGCACTATAAGGAGTGCTAGTAAACAAATCATTAGTACGTCCATATCTTACGTAAGGATGACTTACGAATCCTAAACTTACTATACTAGAATATTTATCAGGATATATCTCATCATAGTAAGTACTTCCGTATCTACTAAATTCTAATATATACCAATCTTTATCATCAGGTTTAACAACTACGGCAGTAGCAGCTTCATATAAATTATCTGCATCTTGATAAGAAACATAGAATGGAGTAGTATGACTATCATAATTACTATTTTTATAGAAAGCTCTAATAAAGTCTTGGGATGAAATCATTAAACAATAAGTACCGTAACTATTCTTACCAATACGAGTAAGGAAGAACTTTCTAGTAACTTCTTTATATTCACTACCGTCACCATAAGCACGTCCTTTAATAGTCACTACATATCCTTTATTAATATCAAACGTTCTAGGATTATTAACTATTGACGAAGTTGCAGCTCTAGTAACACTACGTCTCATTATAGATTTATTTCCGATAAAATCTTTAACTCGAACTTGTATATTACTAGTATCAATAGAACTTACAAGACTATTAATGTTTTCTTCCTTATAGTTAGCTACATACAATCTATTATTATAGTTACATAAGGTTTTTACATTATATAGATTAAAGAAAGAACTAGTAATATCATCTAAACTAAATGTTTCGTTATAAACATCGTCTATCGTGATTCTACTAGTTTTAATATCTATGTCAGAAGTATTATATACTTTAGTATCTCCCTTTTGAGTATTAATTATATAACCTATTTGATAAGCTGTATAATTAAGACCTGAATTATCTATTTGTAACCCTAGTTCGATATTTAAATTTACCTTTTCAGTATTTAGATTAGTATCTTCTTTAAAAGTAAAGTTTCCTATCTTATAGTTAACAGGGAGATTACCGCTACTGTCATCATAACCAAAACTATTATCTTCAATAGTAGTTTGATTTCCTTTATCCCATACTAATACAGGAGTTCCAATAGGAAACCAACCAGTATAATCGCTTCCTTCTTTATATCTAATAAAGAAATTATATATTCCTTTATAGATAGCACTACCTGATACTAACTTGGAGTTATTAAGATTAGTCTTAGGAATATTAGGAACTAATGTATATTTAATATCGCTTCCACCTTCTAGGTAATTAGGTTTATTAAGATTAATTATCTTTAATGGAACTTCTTCATCAGAATTAAGTTCAGTAATAGCAACAATTAATTCGTTATTCACATTATAGGTATATGTACCTATAACTTTACCGCCTTGATAATTCCAATTAGTAGCAACTTCCGTAATAGCCTTAGTAGATTCTTTATATCTTCTAATCTTACTATTATTAGTAAAGATGACTATTTCATCAGAGCAAGAGATAACACCAACTATCTCTTCATTTTCACTTAATGTTATAATTGTCTCGATTGACTGTTCGTTCTGAATAGAATTACCGTCACGAGAAACCATAGCATTAACAGCATGGGTCATTGAACCATTCTTAATGGATTCGTAACCTCCGTCTTTGTTTAACTCTTTAACTATCTCCATTAGTCTCTAGGTCTAAATGTTGCATTATAAAAGAATGATGCCCAACCTTTATGAGAATTAGCATCTTGATTTTCATTAATAACAGAAGCTCTTGCTCTGTCACGAGAATCTCTCCATAATAAATATGGATTAACTGGCATGGCACCTTGTAGAGAATATACTTGATGTTTAAGTCCTCTACTTAGTAACTTCCACATACAAAACCATTCAAGAGCTTCGATAAGTTTTCCGTTATCAGGTATAACAGGAATATTACAATGAAAAGTATCACTATATACAGTCTTAACTGTAAGATAGGATACTTTAACAACATCTGTATCAAAGTTTAATTGAATAGCATTAGCGTCACGAAGATAAACGTAATTCTTTCCTTCGTAACCTTCGGGGTCAATCTCAACAGTACGCTTACTTTCACGTTCTCTAGCTCTTTCTCTATCTTGGACGAAATGTTCAGTAGTACCGGAAGAGCAAGAGCATTTACTTTTCTTTAAGGGGGAAATCTCGCAACCCTCAACATAAACTTTAAAAGCGTTCATACAGCATGGGAAATAAGCAACTCTATCAACAACATCAACAGTAGTTTCTTTTTCTTCATATTGAAGAATACCCATTTCATTCATAGCATCTATACACCAAGCACCCACTCTAGGTATATAATCACTACTCATAATATTGAAATCATTATCAAGTCTTGCGATAATAGTTTCTACGGAAGATAGCTCTTTGTTCATTATTTCTAATATATTTTATAGTGTAACTTGGGTCAAACTTATTAATTAAAGAAAGACGATTATTAATATCAGTATCAACATTAATAATATCTTCAACAGTTTTACATTCAGATAGTATATCATCATTACTACGTTTCATGTGAAGATTAGTTCCATAGAATTTAAACAATGGTCTATTCTTAATCGTACCGTCAATCATAAGTAACTTACAATAATAAGGATTATCAAGATACTCCACATATTTAATTCCTTCGTATTTCTCACCTCTTAGTAAAGCAGCAGCATGGTCTTTCTTATTATAAGGAATAAGCCCTTGAGCAAGAAGATTTCTTTTATTTAACTCTGTTTTATAATAGTCAATAACCTTCTTGAGTTTAACAACTTTTCCATCGGCAGTAGTAAAACTATCTCTAACTAGAACCCTTTCTATAATAAGACAACCTAATCTCTTTTCAAACTTATAAACTTTTCCTCTTAGAACTTCTTTAGATACTTCTCTAAAGAATAACTTGCAATAGGCTTCATATTGAGGACGAGTAATACTCTTACGATTCTTAATTCTCTGCTGTCTTATCTCATATTCTCTTATTTTACGAAGTACTCTAAAGTATTGTTTTAAGTTACGATATATGTTACCGTATCTTAATTGTTTGGAAGAATCGAATTTAGTGAACTTAGCATCTATTGCTTTCTCCATCTTTCTATCAATATCTAGTTCATCAGTATTCCATTCCCAATAGTTATAGACACATACATCAAATATAGCTTCAATAGCATTTCTATTCTGTTCAATAGAATATTTGATTTTATATAATAAAGATTTGTATCTAGCTATCTTTTCAGACACGAGAACATAATCCTCTTCGGCTGTCTTTATAAAGCTAGTATACATATTTCTGTGGTCGTATCTTTCACCGCTAGCCATAATTATACTTCTATTTGTTGTTTATTTATATCATCCTTAACTGGGACTTCATTAGTTACTCTCTCTACATTAAGTAGATTACGTTTATAGATTACATCTTTGATTCGTTCTACCATATCTTCGGGAATGATAAACTCATCATCATTATCGAAGTTAGATTCAACTCCTTCTGTTGTTTCAACAGGAATTTCAGTAGGTATTTCAAAAGGCGATTCAATAACAATATGTCCTAGCGGTTCAATCAACGGATTACCATTTCCATTAACATATAGATAACCATTGATATAATCATAACTTAGACTAGTACACATTCCTGGCAATGCTTTATAAAATTGAGCATTTGCTTCTTTAATAAAAGGAATAGCCATATTATCATAACCAACAGTACGAACACTAACAAAAGGAAGATTATTATCAAGACGAACTGGTCTAGGTATTCTAACCTTACTTCTTTTAACTTTATACTTTGTACTTACAAGACTTTGAAATATATCTCCGTCAGGAACACTAATAAGACTTATTCTATATCTCTGCATTAATATCTTATCGACATTAGCATGACGCTCATAAGTCTGTCTTATCTGTTCATTGAATGTATGAATAACAGCACTACGAATAGTTTGTCTCGTAGTAAAGTTATTAGGCTGATGAATAGCATGAGCTATTTCAGATACAATTTGATTTAATGAAGCCATATTACTTTTGTTTTTGAATTAGTATTATAACAAATATAGTTATTATATTGGTATTAACAAGACTTTTATTAATAATTTTGATTCAGCACTATTATCTAGCTTACTATCTAGCTTACAAGCGTTCGCATTGTAAACATTTTTATACACGTGACGCATTTTAAGGCTCACAGAGGCATGCAAGCCTATCGGATAATAGTAAGTTAAGGTTAGACACTAAAATGCAATGGTGAGCTTCTATGAAAGCGTAGGAGCATGGGACGTAGTTTTTATTCCCCCATAAAGAGATGTGTATACAGTGAGAGCCGACCATTGCTAGCCGACTCTCACTTACTACTCTCACTAATAGTACTTACTTTGGATATTGATTAGGTTCATCATCTTCTATTATAAACTTCTTATAATCTATCTTGAAGAAGGCGAATATTGGTTTTAGAATCCAACTCCAAAATATAAAGCTAAGAATAATAGAATTAAGTACTACTTTAACATCACCTAACTTTAATGAGAAGTATATTATTCCCATTAATACAGCACATACAAGAGTTATCACTCTTTTATTCCAAGTACTTACTACTTTATCTCCATTAAGTTTGTCAACTAGCTTAATTACTAGATATGCTAGTACATTAACACAGATAACAAATGCGAAATCGAAACTAGTAGCAGTAGTACGTAGAATCTCATTAAGTATATTCCCGAAGTCCATATTACAATAAGAATAATAGAGTACCTAGGATAACACTTAATAGCACACCTGCTATCTTTACATAAGATACAACTTTCACAGGAAGAATAGTAGTAATCTCTTTCCATGCGAACACTATAATAGTAATAGCTATTATAGTTACAAACAACACTTTAACAAATATTCCCATAAGCATTAAGTTTTATATTACAGATGCAAATATAGGATTTTATTTTAAAAAGAAAAGAGAGACTACTATTATTTAGTAATCTCTCTTTAGGAATATAACAGAACTTGTATTACTTTAATTCATTAAAGTATTTCCAGAGTTTATCTTCTCCGAAGTCTACATCATCAAACCAAAAGCTGATAGCACTCTCGAATATCATATCGTCAAAGTTTCCTTTTCCGAACCACTTCTCGAATAGTTCGCAGTAGTCGTGATATTGAGCATTAATAGCTACATAAACATCAGCAACTTCTACTTCATCTTCTAGTTTATCTTTGAATTTACTACAAACTTCGTGAGCTTTCTGCATATCGTATTTCTCACCGATATATTTCTTACCGTCTTTGACATGGTACATTTCATCAACAGTACGCTTAGCTTCCTGCTTATTAAAATGTTCATCACCATAATCATTATCTAAATCTCCGCCAGCATTAGGAATCTTATTCTTAATAATATTCCTATCAGTATCAGTATTCTTCTTACCATAATTAGTCCAAACACCAATCATTCGAGCTTTAAGCTCTGGTGGAAAATAAGGCTTATCTCCACCAAGAGCATTGTTCTTAAAAGGAATACCGATACCTATACCAAGTCCAGTATTAGTACCCATATTGTAACGTATCAGCAACAGCGTTATTAACTTGTTTAACTAACTCAACATTCCAACCGGAATAAATAGTTGTAGTAATAGGTTCTTCCATACCTGCAAGAACTACTTCTACTTGTATTGGGTCTTCGGTTATATTCTTTAATAAGAAAGGTTCTTTACCACCCATTCCATTAGGAATAGAAAACTCTGCAACAGCATCAACTTTACCCATTATAGAAATCTGTAAACTATTAGCTGCATTAGCTCTGTTATAAATACGATTATCCATGATAATTACTTTTAAATGATTAATTAATTGGTCTTTGTAACATTCCCCCGTAAAGAGATGTGATTATTGTTAATACTCACTCCTTTATGGGGGACGCTACAAGAAACTAAATTTTGTTTAATTATACAATACTATTATCAACTTTTTGTTATACCATACCTGTATTCCATCCACTAGGAACATTATTACCATTAGTAAGATTAGTTTTACGCATAGCATAGAATACATTCGCTCTATTAACAGAGGATAGACTATTTAGCCAATTCCAAAATTCAGGAACACTACCAGTAGTAGAAGTTGCATTATAGAATACACCAGTAACATTAGTAAGCTGTTTATGTTTACTAGCATTAAACAATGTAGAGCCAATCTTCTTAGGACTTCTACCTGACCAATCTCCTTGACTTTG